ACACCCACTGCGCCCCGATCCCGCCGTGGCTCGGATGCCTCGGTCCGCACGCCCCCAGCCACACCCCCAGCCACATCCCCGGCCCGCCGCACCTCCTCAACTCCTCACCACACCTCCTCAACTCCTCACCACACCTCCTCAACTCCCCACCGCACCTCCTCAACTCCCCACCGCACCTCCTCAACTCCCCACCGCACCTCCTCAACTCCTCACCACACCTCCTCAACTCCTCGCCATACCTCCTCAACTCCTCGCCATACCCCCTCAACTCCCCGCCGCAACCCCTCAACTCCTCCTACCAAGGATACTTCGGAGGAGCAAAAACGGCAAGAGGGGCGGAGGAAGTATCGGGAGATCATGGCAACACAAAAGCGAACAGCCAGTGCGACCCCAAAGGCGCACAGCATGCGGACTAAGACGGGCGGCAAGCGGAGGCGGCTAATGACCGAGGGACAGATAGCCATGGCAGTTAACTCTTTTTTGGATGAGTTGACAGGTGTACGCAAGAAGAAAAGCCGCAGCAACATTAGGACCCATGACAGACGCCAACCTGTTGGACGCAGACGCCGCCAGCGCCGTCGCTGAGCGGTGCACCGCAGGGACTGACGAGACTAGCTGCGGAAACATCACCGGGTGCTCGTGGTCGGCGCTCCAGAACAAGTGTGCGCCCAAGTGCAGCACGCTGGATGCGGGGGCATGCAAGACGGAAGGGTATGGGTGTGAGTGGGGATCAGACAACAAGTGCACTCCGGTGGGGCAGCTGGAGGGCACCCCAGTCACGGGATGTGCGGCCTACGGCACTGCTTCGCTCTGTAATGCGGGAGATGGATGTGGATGGGATCCCGAGGATGCTCGTTGCTATGCCTCGTGCGAGAAGCAGTTAACTCAGACTACATGTGGTCAACTCAGGGGGGTTGATGGAGCCCAGCGGTGCATGTGGGCCAACGGCAAGTGCAGCAAGAAGGTTATTGCGCAGTGCACGCCCCTCTGGGAGGACAACAGCAGTACGGTCGGCGTGGTGGCGGGCTCGAGCAAGATGAAGATGAACACCGGGCAAATTGTCATTATCAGCTTTGTGGTGGTTGCCACGATCATCGTCGCGGCCATCGCAGTCATCAATGAGATTCCAGCCACCCGGCGGTTCTTTGGCATACCGGCTCCAGCGGCCCAGATGGGCGGTGGTCGGCGGGCGGCAACGCCTAGGTTCTTCTAAGCCGGATTTGAACGCACTCCAGCCGCCAGCCGTAGATTGTGCAGCGACACCATCTCCTCCTCCAGCGTCAGCGGCTTAGCCATCGCAGCCGAAGCCCGCTGCTCCAGCCGGGCCCGCTGCTCTTCCACCCGCACCCGCTGCTCAACGTCCATCAACTCCACCACATCCCCCTCTTGCTCTTCTCGGCTTCTTCTTCTTCGGGTCGCATCCGACCACCACATCAGCCATGCCAAGACCGCCACACCAATGACCACAATCCAGACCCGCCACCGAGCCATCCACTCGGTCGGGGTTTCCAACGGAATCAGCACGTGTCCCCCGAAGCCATCCATCGTGCAAGAGGATCTATCCGTCGCTCACAAAATGATTGTTGTGAGTGACCGAAACCCAATTAAATAGATGTCTTGTAGTAAGCCTATGGCCTACTTAGGCACCCGGGGCTACACCATATCCAAAGCTAACCTGGATATAGCCCAACACGACCGAATCCGGCGGGAGTTGAGTGTGGCCCCCGCCGCCACCATGATGGGGTTTGCCCGACCACCGCCGTATCCCGTCTTTCGAGAGTCGACCAACCGCTTCTACCTCCCGCAGTTTTACGGCCGCAAGACCTTTGGCCCCACTACCGCACCTACCAAGCTCAGACCACCCATCAAGACCAACCTTGAGTTCGGCGGTACCCTCCGGACCGATCAACAGACCGTCGCCGATCTCAGTTTGGATGCCCTCCGAAACAAGGGCGGTGGGTTGCTCGAGCTCTACTGCGGCTACGGCAAGACGGTGGTGGGGCTGTACATCACTGCCCAGCTCGGACTCAAGACCGCGGTGCTGGTCCACAAGGAATTCCTGATGACGCAGTGGATCGAGCGGATCGAAATGTTCCTGCCTGGAGCACGGGTGGGCAAGATCCAGGGGCCGGTGGTTGACACTGATGACAAGGACATTGTACTCATAATGATCCAGTCGCTCGCCACCAAGGACTACCCGATGGATCTGTTTGCGGGCTTTGGGCTGGTGATCGTCGACGAGTGTCACCACATGTCGGCCGAAGTGTTTAGCAATGCGCTGTTCAAGGCGGTCACACCGCATATGCTGGGGCTGTCGGCGACGATGATCCGGAAGGACGGCCTCACCCGGGTGTTCAAGATGTTCCTGGGTGACGTCATTGCCAAGCGGGTGCGGAAGGATAAGATCAAGCCTCGGGTCCGGGTCTACTTCTACCAAAACCCTGAAGACGAAGACTTTAACAACACTATGCTCAATCACACAGGCCAGGTGAACTTTGCGGCGATGATGTCCAAAATCTGCAAATGCGAACACCGGGTTAACTATGTGCTGGAGCGAATCCGGGAGCTGTTTGACGAAGACGAATTACAACAGGTGTTAACGCTGACCCATTACCGGGCAATGATTAACGCACTCTCGGACCGGATGACTGAACGCAAGTATGAACACGGCTATTATGTTGGCGGGATGAAGCAGGCTGAGCTGGATGCCTCGGCCAAGAAGCCCAACGTGCTCGGCACCTTTGCGATGGCTGAAGAGGGGCTGGACATCAAGACGATTCAGGGGTTGGTACTGGCCACTCCCAAAGCTGATGTGGTCCAGGCGGTGGGCCGGGCGCAGCGGGATCCCGAAGCCAGCCCGATCATCGTCGATATAGTAGACCCGCACCCGTGCTTCCGGCGGCAGTACGAGAAGCGGCTCAAGTTCTACAACAAGAACAACTTTGACGTACAGGAAATCAACCCACCGAAACGGCGGAAGAACCCCAACCCAATGCAGGTCAGGAAGGCGCAAGAGGCGAATAAGGCGTCCAGGGTGCTGAAACTGAACACCAAACTTGCCCGGCTGCAACAAAAGGCGGAGCTGCAAAAGGAGTATATGCAAGAGGAGGAAACGAAGATGAAGGCGGAGCGAGACGAACTAGCGCAGCTGGAGGCCGAGGTGCAGGCGGCTGAGACTGAGCTAGCAGAGTTCCGGGCGGCTAATCCTGCCGCTGCTGCCATTGCTGCCGAGGCTGCCAAGTCCAAGTGCCTGATCATACCCGATGAGACTGACTGGGAGTGAGCAGCCGGAGCATGCCAACCCCACCCGCACCATGCGGGTCCACACTCGCACCCCCACGTCCCCCGCCACCCCGCACACCACCATCATTCCTCCCCTCTTGCACAAACTGGAGCCCGCACGTCTCGCAGAGCCGGTGGTAGATGGCCGGCACCCCCCGGAGGATCCCGGGGACCAGCTTGGGGTTGGTGATTGGCGGCGCAGTGATCAGCCGGCTCTGGTTGCAGACAGCTACCACGGCGGCGAGCAGGAGGTGGGCACGGGATGAGTTGACCGCCCCGGTGTACCGAACCATGAACAACTGCTGCCAGGAATGTACGGAAGTGTCAATCAAGGGCCGCCCCCGGCAGACGCCGCGGAGAATGGACCAGAGCAAGAGGGTGGGGGAGGTGCGGAGCTTGGCAGGGGCGGTCGCCGGCCCCCGGACTCCGCAAACACACGGCTGTTTCTGTTTGGTGCACCTCTTTTGGAACGCCATCAGCCATTCGGCCCAAAACTGGGCGTCGGCCAAGTTTTTGACCTGGAGGGCGTGGGCGAACTCGTTGGCGCACATGCAGACCTCTGGTGGATCCTCGGGGAGCAAGAAGGGGCGGGCTGGGTCACGATTGGGCGCCTTCATCCGTGTCCGCAGATGGTCCAGCATAAAGTCTGAGTCGTCGATGTGGGTCCGGGTAGCCTTGAACTGCCGAGCCCCCGCTGCCAACACCGCACTTACCTCCGCGATGATCGATCGGATCATGCCGTTGTTCCGGAGCTCGATGTCGGCCGTGCCTGATGCTGCTCCCCGGAATCGGCTGTATCGGTCCATTAGATACACAGGCAGCTGGCGATGGTTGTAGTAGTACAACGCTGCCGTAGTGAACAGCGTTTCCCACACGGGCCAGAGGTTCCCCGAGAGCACCAGCTCGCCTGACCAGTGAACCGCTTCCTCGACCAACCCGGTGCTGACCGCCTCTCGGTACGCCTTGACCACCTGTCCCGTTTTATGCCCCACCAATGTCTCTTTCAGTGCCACAGGACGTCGTTGTGGATCCAACACAACGAAATCCGTCTGTCCGCAACGTGCCGAAGATGATGGCATGGGTCTGCTGATATCTGGCGACGCTCTTTGTCAACTCGCTCTCCGCACCTCAACTCATCGCCGATACGGCACCGGTGGAGTTAGAGCGTGGACCGCCAGCATGAAGAAGATGCCGACAAAGGCCAGGCTCACCAGATCCTCGGTAGTGGTGTCAGGGCCAACCCGGCCACCACCACGCCCCATTGCCTGCTGTTCCAGCATCGCCAGCACCCGATCCAACCGGTCTCCCGGCATCGACGGATGCATCCCCCGGGTGGCCCGTGCCGGTATCGGGGTGGTCCCATAAGTATTTGACGGCGCGGGCTGCCACATGGGTATCTGCGGCACCATCGGGGCAGCGGGTGAGTAAGCGTGGACCGCAGTCGGCGGCGACGCCGGATTTCCGAGCGGTCCCTGGGCGGTCGTCAGGCTGGGACCCGGCGGCATCGGTTGTGCAGGAGGGGCAGCCAGTGGAGACATTGACGGGTGCACCAGCGAACCGGGTGCGTTGGCATCCTCTTCTTCGCCTCCGCCGGCGGCGAGCCGGGCCTTGAGGGCCGCCGCCTTGCCGCTAAGCTGTCCGGGGGCCCTGGGGGCTGCGCCCGGGTTTGCAAGAGCGGGGAGGGTGGTGATGGCTGGGTAGCTAGAACCCACGCCTGCATATTCGCTAAAGGGCATTGGCTCGGATGCATATCCGGATGAATTGGACATGGGGTGCGGGTCTATCCTCTGCCCCGATTTTGTGCGGCCGCAGATTCCCTCAACTCAGGGTAGGATCCACCTGCCATGCAAGGAATTGGAAAATTGGCCGCTGGGGTGAGTGCGGTCGGTATGGCGCTGGGTTCGCGCCACATCGATCTGGATCTGTCTCCACGACAGGTGAAGACCTTGTCGAGCCCTTGGTGCCGGGTGCTGGCCTTGGTGCTGATGGCCTTTGCCGCCACCGGACAGCCATGGCTTTCGCTCGCCATCGGCATGTTCATCTACGCCTTCATCTACCATTTCTTTCACGAACGGAGCCCACACTACTACAAAACGAAGGCGCTGGCCGCCAGGAAGGCTGCGGCTGCTAACCATCGACCCGCATACGCATACACCCAGTCGCTGTAACTTGCGCCAGGGTATGCGGGACATGCTGTCCCGCTAAAACCGCCAGTGATTTCCGCAGTTGAGGCAGTGCACAAAGGTGGTCATTGGCTCATCCGCCGATCGCGTCTGGAGCTCGTAGTAGGTGCACTTGCGCTTGTTGCAACGTCGACACAGGTACTCCTCGGTCGCCGTTGCCTCCATTAGCACCTCCTGGTTAAGCTGGTCCCGGGCAATCTTCTCTTCAATTACCTTCTTCCACTTCTTAGGCGCCATCTCGGGGTGTGACAGACTCCCTAGGTCGCTCGCCTTGATTCGCTTCGCATCGATCTCGTTCTTCAGGTAGTCGTCTCGCCGGAGGTTGGAGTAGATTGCCCGGGCACGACCCAAATACAGCTGCACAAAGGGCTCGTTGTTCCACCGCTTCACAATATTTCGCGACTCTGCCGTTCGGACAGCGTAATTGTAGACGCTCTTCTCGGCGTTCCGCCCTCGGCTGTCCTTCTCGAGCAGCTGGCCAAAGGTCTCCGCAAACCGGGTGCGCAGGGTCTCGGGTTCGGACACAATCATCGCCAAAGGACGCTGCCTCAAGTTAACGTCACTTTCTCAACTCAATTTGTTGCCTCACACCACCTCCATATCCTCCACGTCGACCGCTTCCTCCTCCGCCTCGCTCTCGCTAGTCTCCTCGTACTCCTCGGCCAACAATTCGTCGCCCATACCCTGCAAGATCGGCGGTGGGGGGATCAGCCTTAAACTACCCAACTCCCCCCCCCTCTTGCTCTTCCGTTTGGTCAGACCACGGCCGCCCTTTTTCGCCAACGGCTTGACCTTGACCGTCACTTGGAATCCTTGGGTGCCATCTTCATCTTCGTCCAGCTCCTCCTCACCTTCCTCTTCCTCGTCGGTTTCGTCATCATCGTCTCCGATCTCGTCATCCTCGGTAGTGCTGTCCTCTTCTTCGTCATCATCGTCTTCGTCGTCATCGCCTCCCTTGGGATCCACCGGCTCGAGTTCATCCACATCTTCATCCTCCACCACAAAGCCGTCCTTGGCGTAGCCCTCACGGCTCTTGGCCAGCCCCAACAACCCCTCGTCCAGTTCGTACTCTTCTTCGATCGTCGCATCAGATGCGGCATCCGCCTTGTCCGCCGCTGCACCTCCTAGACTCTCAGTTCCCCCAATCAGCAACTCGTAGAGTTTTTCCCAGCGCTCAGCATTGAGATCGGTAGGCTTGGCACTCTCGGGGTCGGTGCCGATGAAGGAGACGACTGCCACGTTGCCAAAGAAGATGGTGGAATCCACAGGCGGTGGCAGTTCGCTCTTGTTCTCCGACCCAGCTCGGCCCTCAATCTTGCCAAACACCTTGACATAAATGGTCTGGTCATCGGCCGGTAACGCCCAGGTAGCATGGATCCGAAAGCCATCGGGCTTCTTGAACCCGCAACGCTTGTAAAGTGCATCAACTCCATCGGGAGGCAGCGTGGACGAATGGATATCGCTGTTTTTTTTGAGGATAACGATGCTGGGACTAGAAGCAGGCATGACGCTGGCGGGACAAAACCACTGGGTCTAAGCCATTTAGGCACAACTCCCTCAACACACACACAGCACCCAATGCCGGCCAAGGGAGACCGCATTCACACCTTTGTTCCAATTGAACCAAAGCACATTGCCGCCGTCCGCAGGCTCAGGCCAGACGATGGCACCCAGACCATCAAGAGCAGCGTGTATGTCCGGGGCGCTGGCAAGACCGAAGTGGTGGACAGCAAGTGTCACCAGTACGACGCCTTCATGCCCCCCTCTTTCGATACGACGCTGAGCGAAAAGCTCAAGGAGCACGGCATTACTCCGTGCTGGAGCTACCAGTACCAGGGCACCGACCAGTACGTGCCGGCGGGATCGCCGAGCACCCAGGTGACCCGGGAATGCAAGAGCTGGAAGGGTGGTTGGGTGTGGATGGAGGAGACAGCGGCGAGTGGGCAGAAGAACATCTACTGGAAGGTGCCGGAGGATGCATTAGTGGAGTTCTCGGCGTTTGTTGCGGGGATTTGAGAAGCGAGGTGATAGTAGATCCCCCTCCATGCTCGAATGGTTGTTTGTGATCGGGTTGTTCCTATTTGTTTGGATGTGGGTGGATCGGGGGTGCCAGGCATGGGAACGGATTCTGGCGGGGGACCGGGCGGTGGTCCGGTTGCGTGAGCGGTGCGCCCAACCCATTCAGACGGAAAAAGAGATAGATAGTAGTAGTGATGTCGCTTCAGTCCTTTCGGGTTCCAAGGTTCAATCGATGCCAGCGCCAGGGAGTCAAATGTCCACCCAAGGGAGCCCTCGGCCAGGCGCTGCCAAAGGGGAAACCCTGCCACCTTATCATCACACAGCACCCCGAAACCGGAAATCCAATGGCCTTGGAAATCCGGAACCAACGAGCTACGCAACACCTGATGGTGCCCGTCCGGTGCCAACCCCAGTTGGGCGCCGGGACAATCCTAGTGGGAACCAAGACCACCATCAACAAGAGCGTATTCTTCGTATTCCATGATGTCTTGCAGTTTAGTGGTCGTTGGTTGCGAGATGCCTCACATCGCGAACGCTTAGGAATATTGGTGGGAACTCTCCGAGCCATCGATTGCAATGGCGCGGGGATCAAAGATTGGCCTCGGTTTGCCGCGGCCACTCTCTTGCCTGCGTGCGACGGGTCCTCCGTCCCAGAGATTCCCTCGGTCAAGGAGCTTGGCTATGCGGTACGCGAGGTTATGTATCGGGTTCCTGCCGAAACTAACACAATGTATGTCGTTGGCGAAGAGACGGAACGCCCCCCGGAACGGCTGATCAGGCTCTCATCAAAGCAAGAGGAGGCTAAGGGGCGAATAGCAAAGCAGCAGAAGCAAGTGGAACGGCGGATCAGCAGCAGCAGTGATGATACGCCCGAGGTCAGCAAAAAGCCAACCAAGCAGGCAGTGCCCAAAGAGAGCAAAGTAGCGTGTCAGATCATCGCAGGCAATGCGGGACCGGACGATTACATTGCAGTGGACACAAGTGGAAAGCGGCGGGGGCCGCTCTGTGTGCGATCGCTAGATCTGAGTCTGAAGCTGAATCAGCTACTGCGAGGCCAGCACTATGATCTGTATCGTCCGCCGGGGACGGTTCGGGTGTTGCCCAAGGTCTCATTGCCGTGTGTGTGGGAAGCCAAGCATCAGCGTTGGGCCCCTGCACTCGGCACAAACGCAAACACCGCGTATCCAGTCTGCACATCGTAGCGAAACTCTTGTCGCGACGGGGTGGGGATCGGCCTGTTCACCAATTGTGTCATTACCTGTCGCCAACTCTCCTTCGGGTGCAGCAGAGCACCCGTCATGCCGTCATAGGTTTGCGGCACTCCACCGCAAGTGATTACTCCGCCAAAGTGTGAATCGCCAGTGTCCAGCATGATCACGCTGTCCAGCGTCCATTTGCAGCCAAAGGCCCGCACTGACGATCCCGCTCGGGATACCGCCGCCGCCAGCTCCAGCCGCGGCCGGGTACCGGCGCTCTCCTGGCCGGCCTCAATCAGCAGCACCCGTGGTAGACACCGAGTCGCACCATCACCATTCCTCCTCTTGCCATCCCTAAGCGCCGCTACCAGATTCGTATGCGGCTTGCCGTCGGTGCGGGTGAGATCCACCCGGCCAATCTCGAACTTGTGAGGATGCAAGAGGGTGGAGAGGGCAGTGAAGAACCATACTGGGTTGTGTGCCTGGCCTGCCGGAGCCCCGAGGCGGTTGCTGGGGGTGGTGAGCCCGGCCTTGTCAGCGGCGTTGAGGGCCGGGATGAGTTGCTCAGTGCTGTACCTGGGCGGAAGGATGCCGAGAGGGACCGAGCGAATTATGAGCGCAAGTTGGCGGAGTTCTGACCGCAACCGGTGCGGAATCCGTTGGGGTGGATTGATCATGGCTTTTTGAAGCAGTCGTGTTGAGGCGTGCATCCCAGAGGAGACGAAAAAGGACATGACGGCGGCGTTGAGCCAGCAGTTAGCCACGTGCTGTCGGGGGACCCGCATCTTGGCGCAGGCGGCCTTGGAGTCGGCGGGGGTGCTGGGGAGGCGTTCGGCGGAGCGGGTGCCCGAGCCGAGGATCCGCTTGGCGAGAATGGTCGAAAAAGTCTTGGGCGTCACTCCAGGCCGGCGGCGGTAGCGGATGCGGCCTTGCCGCACGGTTAGATTCCTAGATTGGGTTTGTTGGCGTTCCCGCTTCCGTCCTCGCCCACGTTTCGTTCCTCTTCTCTTGCTCTGCGTCTGGTTCTTGCTGCGGTGCTTGCTGCGCTGCTTTCTGCGGGTGCGTGCGGCGGCAGGCATAGCCTACTTTGGCCGGTTAGTATTTGACTGGGCGAAAACGAAATTTCATTTCATTCCTTCACCAGCCGTCGTAGGTGTTGTCCTGCACGTAGTTCTCACTCACCCAATCCTCAATCCTGTTCCGCTGCTCCTTGAACCGCTCATCCAGGTACCGCTCGAGCGCCGGAAACCACGGCTGCGCCTCCAGTACCCTGTGCTCCTCTTGTTGATGTTGCCGTTCCTCCTCCCGCTCCCACTCCCGCTCCGCCTTTTGCTCCTTGCGCTTCTGCTCCTCCACCTGCTTCAGGTAGCACGTGACGCAGTGGTCGTAGTTTGTGTTACGGGGGTTCATGCACCATCGCCGATCCCGGTGGATCGTGGGGCACAGATTCTTCTCGATATGGCCTTCCCGCAGCTGCTGGTGGTACGGACACTACAACAGCGACGGAAGCATGTATGGCGGGTAGCGTCGCTTGCAATCTTGGCCCGTCGGCGTCACTGCATGGCACTTCCACGTTCCCGAGGCGGCTGCTGCCGACATCGTGATTCGGGTGTCTTAACTCGCCTTGCAGATCTCAACTCAACTTGTAGGGGGCTTGTCGGGGGCTCCGCACCCAGAACCCATCCCATCCGCCCCCCTACGACCCCCCCCACTTGATGTTGCTGCCCGCAGGGCGGCATTATCCGGAGACGTTAGCACTCTTTTCACAGGTCTAAGGTAGCAACCCCCATGGAGTCCATCGCGATCGTGACTTCGCTGATCGTCGCCGCCCTGGTCGTGATGATCACCTACATGTACGCCTCCAAGACCGCTCCGCCGTCCATCCACGCCATCATCACCTGGATTGTGGTCACCTTCCAACGAGGACTTAACACCCTTGCAGGAATTTTTGGGCAGAGTCCGTTGTTCACGGCGGTGCACCAGATTGGGGCCACGGCGGCGCCAATTGCCAAGGGCGCCATGGGCAGAGTTGAGGCGGGTGCAAGAGGAGTTGAGGAGGTGTTGATGGACGCGGAGCAGGCTGTGGCGGCCACGGTCACCCCTGGTGCCGTGCTCGGCAGCGGCGGTGGCGCAGGACCGCTAGGGGCCGCCGTGGATAGCAGCCTTGGCTACTGCTTTGTGGGTCGTTCGGGTCCGCACCGGGTGTGTGCCCCGGTGTCGCGGCAGAGTGGCTGCATGTCGGGCGAATACTTTGGCAGCCTCGAGCAGTGCCGACTCAACTCGGGTCCGCGGCGAGCGGCCTAGGGCTCTCAAGCGCCCATCTGAACACACTATGAGTCGCAACCACTTGAGGAAATTGATCATCAAATGAGTTAACAACCATAATCATATTCAGACCACACAAGACCGGCTACCCCATGGCTTATCAACTCATCCTCCTCTTGCAAGAAGTGAGCGAAGCGGTGTGCGGCATCGCCTTGCCGACCGAGATATGCGAGTACATCCTGAACGAGCACGGCGGGAAGCTGCGGAAAGGGATGTTGTCGCCGTCGGCGAAGGCTGTCCAGGAAGCGCAGAAACTAACCGATTATAGGCCATATCCATATTCATGGGGGGGGGGGAGGAGGTTACGTGAATTTGACAGGCAGCAGGAACGTTGCACACGAAAGTGGGACCCAAACAAGTTGTACTCACGCTTCAAGGAGAAGCTTACACAGGATCCTGTCAAGGACTTGCAGCGCTGGGTCAAGAAGGATAACGAGGACACTTACTGGTCCAAGGACGATCCACCGAACCCCCTCTGGCCGTACGTGTCCAAGCAGGCACGGCTGGAGGGCATCAAGCGCGGCGACTATGCACACTGGTGTCTGCCGAACCACACCCTCTTCGACCGAACAGCAAGAAGAGGTGTGTATTATATCCTTGGGACCTACGAGGGGGCGTGCCCCCGCTGCGGGGCCAAGAGCACGCTGACGATCGATAACCTGGAGAAGAACTGGATACGGCCATTTATGCTGTCGATCCGGTTCAGTTGCGCGCACGGGCACATTCATCGGGACTACATGGAATTCGCTGGAGTGGACGACAGCGTGACGTACGGCGAGCCGGTGCGGGCCTACCTTAACACACTGGGCATTGGGCTACGCGGCGTCCGACGATTTAAAGTATAAATTGACGACACCATTTTCTAATGATGTTGTGGTCATCACACAGACGCACACGCCATGCTCGACACTCTCATCTTCCTCTTGCAAGAGGAGAGCGAACGGCTTACGGGGAAGGTACTGCCAGTAGAGTTGTGCCGAAAAATTCTGATTGAGCAGGGCGGCTGGCAAACACCCTCGGCGATCGCCTGGAAGAACATGGAACGACACAAACGATCACAACTCGACAGAATTCGCTACAAATGGCGTCTCTTCAATGCCCTCGTGACGCGGATGTGGAACAGCAATAACCCTAAATACTTATCAACACAATACTGTTTTGATCCAGACCGTTGGGGTGACTTGCGGGTTTGTGTCCCATACTGGGCGTTCAACCAATACATGGCTGATGCAATAGATAGAAAGCTGTACCAAGATTAAATCGCTGCGCTTCCAGTGTACCACCGCATTGACAGGTAGGGCGGGAACGGATTCTCCAACGACCCACCCTTTTCTTGCAAACTCGGGTGGACCGATGCCACGTTGGCAATCTGCACCGGCGACAACGCCCGGCTAAAGTACTGCGTAGTACTCATCCGTCCAGCGAACCCACCATTGAGGCTCATGTTGAGCGGCCCGTACGACTGCATCGGCACCCCCCTGAGCGTGTGGCGGCCAGCGATCGTGCCGTTGATGTAGACATCCAACACCTGCCCCTTGAGCACAATGGTGACATTGATCCACTTGTTAAGTGGCACATCCTTGATGATGATGGTTTCCATCGGGTCCTCGAAGGTGCTCATCACCACCGCCAGGTCCACCTTTTGCTTGCCGGCGTCGGTGGCCTCGGACGAAATGTACAGCCCCGGCGTGTTAACCGGCTGGCTCATGCCGTCCTTGGTGAACTCACCCGCCGCCCCCTTGTGGAAGACGTGCTTGTACTTGGCCGGGCTCGGCAGCGACTGCGGACGGGCCACATCGTTAACATAGATCCATGTGCTGTAAGTGAACTCAACTCCAGCGCCCTCATTCTTGGACCGGAGCAGCGGGATGCTGCCAGTGGTGGCCGGATCTTGCGGGATCACCACCGGCTCGGTTCCGAGTTTGAGATTTTTGAGGAGCATCGGGTTCTTGGAGTAGGCGGTCAGGCTGCTGATGATGGTGGTGCCGATTGTCACCATCACCAAGAAGGCAACCAACACAGCGACCAGGAAGAGCAACTTGGACCAGATGCTGGCGCCGGTTAAGAGGTTCTCCAGTCGGTCGCCGGTGGCGTTGAACGTAGGCAATCCAGCGGTGGCTCGTCCCAATTCGGCCTGGATATCGCGAGCCGAAGCCCGGGCGTGCCCGACAGCATCGGTAATGCCGCTGCGAACTCTGTCGCCGAAAGAGGAGGCGGCGGAACCGATATTGGAAGCAGTGTCGTCCAGTTGTCCCCTAAGACGATCGAAGAAATCGTCTTCGGTTGATGGTGGCGGTGGCGCAGCTGAGGCCTCTGGCGGAGTCGAAAAGCTGGACCTTGGAGTGGCTGAGCCCACGCCAGAATCGGTTGGCGAGCCAAAGATGGTGGACATTTGCTACCTTACAACACCCAAAATGTGTGTAGGGGGCTTATCGGGGGACTGCGTCCCCCAGAACCCATCCCAGTGCCCCCCTACGACGCTATTTTCATCATATGTTCATGTTACTGGGGTTTAGAAGGGGGGCGTTAGATTGTCGCCCACAGGGCGACCGGGGGGTCATAGGGGGGCAGAGCCCCCTATTAGATGTTGACGGAGCCGACGGTCGTGCCGCCGTCCACCAACGACACCCGCACTCCGTACGAGCCAAAGAGGCTGTCCCAGAACGAACCACCGCCGTAGCCGCTCTTGTAGATGCCGTAGACCTCGCTCGGTCCTAGAGCCCGGTTGTAGAACGTCGCCCCCGCCGTGTAGCCCATGAAGCCACCATCCGGTGTGATGATGAAGTCCGACCCCACGATCGTCTTGGGGACCCCGGTGAACAGGCACGAACGCACAAGCTGGCCATCGAGGTACATTGAGACCGCCCGGTCTTGCACCACCACCACCACATTGGTCCACGTCTGGAGTGGGATGTTCTCCAGCTTGCAGTCGCCTCGCGACGGAACCGAGCCAGCCGCCATTCCAACCGAGCTGCCATCGTTCGCCGGCGCCACGTCGAAAACCTGATTGATCCACGGACCTCCGCCGTTCGGACATGACCCCGCCTCGCCATATTGCGTCACCGCCGCCAGATCGTTCGAGCCAAAGCACTGCGACTCGCCCGCCGCATTGGCGTGTTGCAATCCCATGTACTGCATGCCTTGGCCCTTGACCGCAGTCTGGCACTGCGCCTTGGTCATCATCTTGCCTCCCTCGAGCTCCTTCATCGCCCGGGCCGATCGGTCGTTGTAGCATCCCAACGGAAGCGAAGGCGATGCGGTCGAGACCGGAGCGATCGCAGGGCCACCGGTGAGCTCAGTGGAAAAGATCATGTTGTTTAGCTCGGGGGCGAGGTAGAGCTCCATGTCGCCGTTGCCTCGGGAGAGAATCACCTTCTTCTGGCCGTACTGGTACCCCCAGTCCTCGATGAACATCCAGATCGAGAATGAGTAGTTGGCCGAGTTGGCGCCACGCACCTTGTTGGCTGACACTATTTGCTGAGCTGTGCCGGGGTGCTGCGACGTCAGCGTGCTTCCGCCCTGGGTGGCGAAGAAGTTGCGGTAGATGACGTAGACGACCACAATGGCCGCAATAACGCCGACCACACGTACGATATCCATATCTAGCAAAACGGCAGATTATTCCTCTTTCAGCCCTCTTTTGCGATGGCCGGCGGCGGGCTGCGGTAAGAGAGCACAATAGCGCTGTAAGGCTCGGCCTTGGATGAAAAAGTGAGCTTTGCGATACCACCCTGGGTCTCCTTCGGCAAGGTTCCTGGAATGGTAAAGATGTCCCCCTGCCGGAGCGAGGCCGGTGGATGTTGGCTGGTGCCCACCAGCTGACCATCTACAAACACATCTGTGCGGTTCCCCGATGCCCGCAACACCACCTGCTGCCACTTTTGGAGCTTGATCGGCAGCCTGACCTGTTCAACCGCACCCTCGGGGGCCGGCGATGTCAGCGAGAGCACTGCGGTGTTAGGCCCGGGACCTAGCTGCATCTGCCCCACCGGCCCCAGCTCAAGCGCAGTGGCCTCTTGTGCCCGGGGTCGGGAGTTGATGAACTGCCACCACGCCACCGTGTAGTTGCTTGTGCCACCACCCTCGGACAATTCGTATCCACCCCAGCCACCCAGACCGGGGACCGCCTTGGAGATCGGAGTTGACAGAGGTGTGGCCTCGTCAATCAGCACCGATCCAATGTTCCCGAGAACCCGCACCGACGGCAGATGGCTCCAGATGTGCGGCAACCCCACCGCAAACGCCACGATCAGCCCGCTTATCGCCACGGTGGATAGCATCAGATTGCGCTCTTTACGCTTCTGCTCTTGCAAATAAGAGGCCAGCGTCTTTGGACCCATCGGAGTCGCCCCCCCTGTCCCCGAGAACCATCCCTTCACCGCATCCACCCACGCCTTTGGGATTAGTTTCTCGCCAAAACGCACCAGACCATACAGCACAAATACCGCCAGCACTGCTACTTCGACCCCGCCGATCACCGGGTAGACGCGGCCTAGAGCCAACAACGCCGTCAGCAATCCCGCCAGAATCAGATAGCCGATCACCCGAGGCGACGAGGTTTGCTTTGCCAACCAGTCAAGCACCTTGCCAATCCGACCGCTGCCCCGCAGCACACCGACCGCCGGCGAGAGCATCAACGTCGCCGCCCCGAGCACCGCCGCCAACACGAACCCCACCCATGCAAGAGGGGAGAGGTGTGAGCCAGTGACGGGGCCGATATTCATTGTCAGATACATGGTGAGCAGCACACTGGAGATCAGCAACAACATCCAAATGCCGTGCTTCAGCAAGTCGCCAGTCACCGAGGCCACCCCAGGGCCCACAGCCCCCCGTAGCACATCGGCCCACGAGTTAGCACCATCATCACCCTCCCCCTCTTGCATACGGCGGTACAACAGGGTACCGCCACCGATCACAGCTAGAATACCCGCAAAAACATAAGTGATGATGCCTGAAGCAGACGGAAATCCGGAAGCAGTTGACGCCGATTCCGCGGCGGCAATCACCAGCACCACGGCCAGCAAGAGGAAGATGAGTGGGGAGGTGGCGTCCATCGGGACTAGGGTCTGTCATATCGTGCTCTAATAATCGGACCGGTTCAGTCGCTGGTCCAGTGTCTTCCGGCCGTGGCAGTTGCGGCACAGCGCCGTCAGGTTCTCAATGTCATTTGTCCCCCCGTCTTGCAGTTCAATCACATGGTCCACCTCGTAGGTGGCCTCGAGCATTTCGGCGCAGCCGGCACAACGCCAGTCTTGCTGGGCCGCCACCGCCCGCTTCCGGGCCTCGGAGACACTCCGCTTAACTCGGGTAGGTTGTGACACCAGTGATCCCATGCCTGCCGGAGTGGATACTTGGGGTGCGGGCGAATCTTGCATGTACCCAAGCCCACTGCTGATTAGCTGCGTGGTGGCGCTGCTCGGGAGCGCCGAGACAATCCCGGTGGCGGTATGGACCATGCTCATCTTGTCGGCTCCGGGTTTGTTCACCAACAGCAGCAATCCCAGGCCGATCAGGGCGATCAGCGCAGCCTGACCGTACCGCTTCCACGAGAGCACCCGGCGTTGGAGGGCACCCCCGGTTAACACATCGGCCATCAGGATTCCGCAGATGGCCATCACCAACAACGAGCGCCGAAGGTTAATCCTGCCTAGTCCCAAATCGTTCAGCTTTTGCCCAAGACCACCGAAAGTGCGCATAGATGGGTGTGCTACATTCATCCAACAAGATTACAGCTTGTCGGCAGCCACCACCATCCCAAGCACCGCCGTCAGCACGCCCAGAGTTAACAGCTGCCGGGTTTGCCTCCGCTTCTTGGCGGCCAAGGTCTGTGCCTCGAGTGCCTTGATGTCTTCGTCGTGCCGGTAGCACACCCGGACGCAGTTCATCGCCCAGTGCAACAGCTCCCGCCGCGAACCCAGCGCCGGCTTGACCGAGTTGAGATGGATGTAAGTGACGAAAGCGTCGCGGTCAGGTCCCTCTGGCAAGAGCATGTGGAACCCGTTGAGCATGATGTAGGCGGCCCGGCGCTCCTCGGCCGACGGCGCCACTGGATAGCGACTGGCGAAGATGGGCAAGAGACGGAGGTTACTCATTAGGCTGTGCTGCTGATATATCGCATCAAGAGTCGCAAGCCATCTAGACCGCTCTCATCCCACTCTTGTAGACCCGAGTTTCATGCGCTACGAGGTGACGGAATTGCGGGGAAACGCCCGGCTCCCCACTCTCAGTGTCGGCATCATTGCGCTCTGTTTCAGAGATGGCGTGCCTCATTTTCTGATGATCAACCGGAAAGACACAATGGCGTTTTGTGATCTGGTGCGGAGTCGGTACCGGATTACCAATCCAGCACAGCTCCAGTGTTTAGTGGACGGGTTGACATTGTCCGAGAAGGAGCGGATCGTCACACTTCCTCACCCGCAGCTCTGGATGGAGATGTGGAATGAGAGTACGATTGTGAACCATAGCGAGCAGCAGACATCTGAGGGCTGTCTCCGGACAATCCGCGAGGACGGCACAATGCTCCAGGATGCCCTTGCCAAGAGCACCACTGCGTGGACCGAGACCGAGTGGGAGTTTCCAAAGGGCCGCAAGAACTACCAGGAGCGAGACCAGGCGTGTGCCCTACGAGAGTTTGAGGAGGAGACTGGAATTTCGGCCGCTCAGCTGGAGCTCATTTCCAACTTCATTCCGATCGAGGAGACGTACACCGGCACTAACGGCAAGGCGTACCGGCACCGGTACTATTTGGGGATCATTGCCGACCCAGACGAGTTGGATCTGTCGCACTTCCAGCGCTCCGAAGTGCAAGAGGTGAGGTGGGTGACAATGGAGGAAGGACTGCGGATTATCCGGCCGTACCACGGCGAAAAGCGCCGGGTGCTGACGATTGCGGCCCGATTGGTTGCGAACCTCAGGATAATGTCGGGCGAGGATAGTAGAGATGTCCGGCCTAGACCAGGCGCCGCCGAAACTTGGGGACGTGTCCACTGGGGCGTCCGTCCCCCCGGGACTTCTCCCTGAGCCTGGTGATCCCAACTTTGCTACCCGTCTTGCCGAGGTGCCCGAGTTTGCTTCTGCTCACGTTGGCAAGCTCCGCAAGAAGGAGAATCCCTGCGCTGCCAAGAGTGGTGATCCCGTGTTCCAAATTGCCCCGCACCAGCGCTTTGTCCGGAGCTTCATGTCGGCCTCAACTCCGTACAACGGGTTGTTGCTTTTCCATGGTTTGGGGAGCGGCAAGACGTGTGCGGCGATGCAGGTGGCCGAGGAGACGTTTGCCACGTCGGCCCGAATGGGTTCACCCCGTCGCACCTATGTGGTGGCCGCCCCCAACTTGCAGGTGCAGTTTCGTGAAAAGCTGTATGATGCGGATGCGCTGACCCAGCGGAACGGCGTGTGGACGATGCCGGGGTGCGTGGCGCCCGAGCTGCTCCGAGAAGCGCTCCCCGATCCTCGTTCGGTCGAGCCAAAGGAGACCATTGTGAAGCGGTTAGAGCAGGCGGTCCGACGTCGGTACGCTTTTGCTGGTCCCGATCAGCTCGCCAATGCTGTCGCAAAAGTATTGAACAAGTACACTGGGATCGAATCGAGCAGCAAGCGAGGCAGGCTGCAACGCCGAGCGATGACCGAAGCGTTTGGCAATCGGCTGTACATTATCGACGAGGCGCACGATCTCCGGGCCAGCGGCGCCGGGAGCGCCAGCACCAAGCGGGCCTGGGACGCCCTCAGGAAGATCGCTGATTTGGCCGAAGGCACCAAGCTGCTGCTGCTCACAGCCACTCCGGTGTTCGACGCCGCCATGGACATCCTCAGCCTCCTAAACCTCCTCTTGCTGAATGACGGCCGAAAGCCGTTGGCGGCGTCGGCCTATTTTGATAGCAAGGGCAATCTGAAGGACTCTGGAGCTGCGGGACGGCTGGCCACCGACACCACAGGCTACGTGTCGTTTGTCAGCAGCCAGGACACCGACGCCTTCCCCTTTTTGCTCAACCCGAGCCAGTTTGGGTACCAGCAACCCGAGATTCCGCCGCCACAGCTCAACCTCAAGGGCGATGAGATCCCCGACCGCCGGCTGTTGGTCGACATTGCCAACGTCTCGCTGAGTGCGTACCAAGAGGGAGTGCTAGAGCACCTGATGGAGAAGCTGCGAAGTCGGGGCAAGGGGCTTGGGCATACCGAGATTGCTCGTGCAGTGATGGCTCTCAACATTGTCTACCCTGGTTTTGATCCGGAGGTAGCTGCCAAATCGGGGCCCGATCACTACATCTCCTCCCGAGGGCTCAGGAGAACGGTGCAGAACCTGAGCGGTACTGGCAATAAGAGCCGGCTGTCGGGTCCGTACGTCTATGATCCGGCGGTGGAAAAGGCGTATGGCGACATCTTTGCGCCCACTCAGATCGGCGAATATAGTGCAAAGATTGCCCGGATGCTGGAGGAGGTCAAGGGCGAGGGCATTATCCTGGTGTACTCGCAGTACCTGGAGTCGGGGGCGGTGCCGTTGGCGCTAGCGTTGGAACGGGCGGGCTATGTCCGGCGGGATGGACCATCGCTCTGGGATGCCAACGGCCCGGCACCACCACAAGAGCGGGGTGGGTACGTGCTGATCACCGGCGACAAGACGTTGTCCCCCAACAACAAGGCGTCGGTTGCCATGGCAACGGCCCGGGACAATGCAAGAGGGGAGAAGGTGAAGGTGGTGGTGATTTCGCAGACGGGGTCGCAGGGAGTTGACCTGCGGGCGATTCGGCAGGTGCACCTGCTAGATCCGTGGTATAATTTGGGGCGGGTAGCGCAGATCGTGGGCCGGGCACGGCGGCGCTGTTCGCACGTGGATCTGCCGCCGGACCAGCGGAATGTGTCGCTCTACTTCTACGGCACTCGGCTGCGGAACCGCGAAGAAGCGGCCGACGTCTATGTCTACAGCTTAGCATCAAACAAGGCGGAGGAGGGCGGACTGATCACCCGGGCGCTGAAGGAGCACTCGGTGGACTGCTGGGTGTCGGATGAGAGCAAGACCGAAGAGGGACGAATGGTGCCGCAGGTGGCATCCAATGGAACGCCGACCGAGGTGTCAACCGCCCCCGAGGCCTATACCATCGCCTGTGACTACCAGCCCTCTTGCAGCTACCGGTGTGCCGGGGCCGAGCCAGGGCCCATGGTCAAGCCCATGTACAGCGACAGGCTGATCGAGATTGCCGGGCCACCGTTGCTGGCGGCGTTGCGAAAACTATTTACCAAGCGGGTTCACTACTCCCGGGATGAACTACACCAAGAGCTTGGGAAGGGTGGAGAGTACACCAGCCTTCAGGTCGACGCTGCGCTGACGGCGCTGGTGACGCAGCCTGAGCAATGGGTAGTTAACGCCCGCGGCATCCCGGGCCACGTTCAGAACATCGGGCAGCAGTATCTGTTTGCGCCGGTGGGATTGGAAGAGGCCCGGTTGTCGTTGCAAGACCGGTTGGCGGGTGGGGTGATGGTGCCGCAGGCGGTGGAGGTCGAAGCGCCCGATGTCAAGCTGGGACAGACCAAGGTGTTTAGCGATGCCAGCGATGGTGCAAAGCTGTCCAAGATTATTTGGCGTCGGGCCAACCGAGAATACAAGTACGAAACAATTCCACCGGGGTTGCATGACATTCCGTGGGCGCAAGGTGCAGTGAACGTGTTTTCCGACACACGGCCGGTTAAGCGAGGCTCGGCGGCCATCCTGCCGGATGCCCCGGACCCCCGCCCTGACGACGCCGTCATTCATGAAAACCTCATCCGAATGATTGTGATTCGAGAAATTGAAATCCTGTCGGCGGAATCCAAGCTGGCGCTCCTCCGAGCGGGGGCCAGCCGCAAGATCCAGCCGGCGATCGGTGATGCTGGCGAAGAGGCCATTCTGCGAGCGCTGTTAAGTCTCGGCGGTCCATTCCACCATCCCCCCTCTCTTGCATGGGACAACGTCTTTGTCTTTGGCGACTACGCCAATGGCACTCTGGAGTATTACAAGGGCACGCCGGGACAGGAGCCGTCGGTGCGTCGGGCTTCGCCGGCCGAGGTCCAAGAGTTTATGGCGAACCGGGGCCCGATGCTGCCGGTGGCGGTGATCCACGGCATTGTTGGTCCGCACAAGAAGCAGTATCTGGTGTTTCGAGTGGTGGACACCCGGGCCAAGTCGTCGCAAAAGGGTTGGCGGTGTGACCAGGCCCCCAAGCGAAACGTGCTCAAGGCGCTCGATGGTCTGGCACCAAACCTGTTCGACGAGGCCAACACCAAGGGCATTGGCAGTTCGCGCGAACTTTGTATCGATTTGGAGGTGATTTTGCGGTATCGTCAGGAACAAAAGGCTGACGGAAAGCAGTGGATCATCAACTATGAGCAAATGTTGCTGAGCAAGGCGTCAAATTGAGGCAAAGGCATTCTCAGTGAGTAGGGTAGACATACGATGGCGGCAGCATCGGCACCAGACCCTACGCCCGCAGCGACCACCCCGTCGGTAGCGACCAACGATCCCCGGAAGCGCATCAAGCACCATCTCTACAGCCGGCAGTTGCTTTCCCGCACCTTTGTACTGCCGGCGTACCTCATCGGCAGTCCAGCAATGCGGGGTTTGGCGGACGAGGCGCGGAAGCTCGAGGGCAAGTGTGCGGCCGAAGGTCTGGTGCGACCCGGGAGCACTACCATTACCTCGCACTCGGCAGGAGTGTGCGAAAATGGCAAGGTGGTCTACAACGTGAAGATTGAGTGCGACATTTGTTCGCCGGTGCCAGGGCAACAAATCAACAAGTGCAAGATTGCGGGCATCACAAAGGTGGGAATCCGGGCCTTTAAGGAGCCGGCGCCGGGTCCGGTGGCGATCTTCATCCCGCGTGACCACTATGGTGGCAGCGAGTACTACTCAGGTCTGCAAGAGGGGGATTATATTGATGTAGTGGTGACGGCGCCGCGGTTCCAGCTGAATGACCGATCAGTGACCGTGCTGGCTGATCTATTGCCGAAGCGGCCGTTCACCCGGCTGGTGATCCAACCGAACTAGAGGCGTTTGCACAACTCCACATTAGCAAGCAATGAAGGTAGAAGAGCTGGAGCGGGTGCGCAACGAGATTGAGGCCTTCCCGGAGATCCACCAGGAGCAGATCCATGCCTTGTTGCTCAAGGGCAATGCGACCATTCAGTACACCTCGCAGGGTGCGCTGCTCAATATGGGAACGCTGTCGGATGAGCTCTTGGTGGGGATTATCCAGTACGCCAACTACGTAAAGGAGCAGGAGGAATCCATTACAAAGGACGAAGAGATCAAGGAGGAGCTGCGGGAAAACTACTTTGGGGCAAGCGCAGAGCAAGTTTAGTCCCCCCAGCACGATGGCAGAGCAAATGTTACGTAAATACAACGTTTTTTCGCTGACGACGGCGCTGAGGTCGTCTTCAGCTCCAGCTGCGCCAGCTGCGCCCACTACACTAAACCCATCTCCCCCTCTTGCATCCCCTACAGACACAGGCGAGACGCAGTGGAACAAGATGTTTAGCGGAATGACAAAGGAGCGGCAGATCGAGGTGATTGGCAAGGCGATCCAGCAGGTGCAAGAGTCCAACTACAGAGGTTTGCGGAAGGGCTCGCTGGTGGCCGAGTTGCGGCGGGGGCTCAAGGATGTGCTACCGACGTCGGATTCGGCCAAGTTCTTTCTGATGCAGGCAGCGTTTGGTTGTGGTGCCAACTTTGTGTTTCGCGCGGATCGGTGGCATTGGCCAGCATTCAGACCGGATACCAATTGGCCACCGCATTTGAAGTGGACGGCGCTCAAACCAGATGGCTCGATTGCGGTGGAGACACCGAAGCGGGGGGAGAGCGTGGGGGTGGAGAGCCCGTGGCACCCTCTCAAGGCTCGCGGGAGTTACAAGAAGCCTGAGTTGGTGGAGATGGTGCGGGTGTTGGTCGGGGAGGTGCCGCCCAAGGCCAAGGCGGACGAATTGTATGCAATGTTGGTAGGGAAACTACAGCCTTTGGGGCAGCCCTGAGGATCGACCCCGAGCCGCAAAATTGACCTGAACACCCTTTTCTAGTGTAATAATAGTGAGGGATGTCCGAATTCCAGGCACAACGTCGGACCTTGTTCGAGCAGTATCTTGCTCGGCCAGACGAAACCGAGTTTGAGGCTCGGTTTGGCACCAAGGGGCACGAACTCATTCGGGAGAACATTGTTGACGTTTCGCAACGTCTCCAGGGTTCCGGATGGACCAGCGGGGGTTCGGTCTACCTGTTGCGGGTAACGCCGCAGTTTGTGCAGGGACAGACCGGTCGCACCACGCTGTCGCAGGTGCGGGCCGAGATCAGCGGCATGCCTGATATTGAGGCGTTTTGCGAGAACGACCTGATCACGGACGATGTCCAGGGAAATCGGCTGAAGGACTCGGTCAGACTGGTCCGCAAGACGCGGGTGCGGGGGGCAGATGGCAGCACCTTGCCGCCGCTGGACAACAAAGATTTCGGAGTCCGTTTCTCGCTCAAGACGGAGAAGACGCTGGCAGCTCGTGATCCGTTGGCCCGTTCTACGTTGATTAACTGGACCTCGTCAAAGAAGCTGTACCGGCTGCTCAAGCGGACCACGTACACCAAGTCGGGAGTGCCGTGGCAGGTCGACATCAGTATCGTGCGGCAGTCACCGAGCCCCGAGTTTACAATGAAGGAGTCGGATGTTACCAATGTGCCGCACAGCTATGAGATTGAGATTGAGGCGTTGCAGGGCGAGGGGTCAACAGCCGATCGGTTGGCGCAGCTAAGCAGTCTGACAAAATCGGTGTTGGCAGGAATCCAAGGCACCAACTACCCGATTGGCGCGACGGCGGCGCTGAAGGTGGCGGGGGCATACCGAGAGCTGATGGGGATGAAGGGAGCCGGGGGGAAGCGGGCGGCGCCCCAGCCGATCCAGCCGCGGGAGTTTGTCGGCCTTTCATTGATGTCACTCGAATTGGCTTCGGTTCAGCCGTCGGACCAGGGATTTGATCACACGATTCGCACAGGCTACTGCGTCACCGACAAGGCCGATGGAGCACGCAGGCTGCTGTTTATTGACTCGGGGGCCCGGCTCTACACCATCGACACCAACGGCCGGATTCGGTATGAAGGTTGCCGTGCCGACCCCAAGTTTGCCTACACCCTAATCGATGGCGAACACATCCTCCGAGACAAGTTCGGCAACTTCATCAATATCTATGCGGCGTTTGACATTCTCATGCTGTCGGGGAAGGATTTGCGACGACTGCCGTTCACCACTGCCGATCGGGACAACCGGCTGCGGGAGCTGACCAAGACTATCAAGGGACTCGACCTACGGCACCTGGCGGAGGCTGGGAAGCTGCATGTCGTCACCAAGCAGTTCTATGCCAGTGACAACATCTTTGCCGACTCGGCCACCGTCCTTGACAAGATTCAAAAGGGTGAATACCAGTACGAGACCGACGGACTGATCTACACGCCAAAGGAGCTGGGGATGGGTGAGGGTATTCCGGAGTGGCCGGTCAACCGCAAGGCGACGTGGGCAGCGGCCTTCAAGTGGAAGCCGCCTTCGCACAACACCATCGACTTCTTGGTGGACTTGATGCGGGACGGCCAGGGCAAGATCATGACGGGCAGTGTTTCGGAGCCGGGCCAGGACCTATCGGGACTCACTTCCATCCGCACCTACCACCTCTTGCAGCTCCGAGTCGGATACGACAAGAACCGCCATGGCGTAATGAACCCGTGCCAGATGGTGCTCAATGGCGAAAAGCTGACCAAGGGGCGTCGGGGTGAAGACTCGTACCTCCCAGCCCGCTTTGTTCCCCGAGATCCGTACGATCCTCTTGCTTGGCAGTGCAAGCTGTTTGCCACACGGGATGGCGACCTGCTGACCGAGAATGGAAAGGAGGTGATTGAGGATCACAGCATTGTGGAGTTTCGCCGCGATCTCTCGGCAGAGCCTGGGTTCCAATGGAAGCCGATCCGAGTGCGGCACGACAAGACGGGAGAGCTGCGGTCGGGAATCAAGAACTTTGGGAATGCATACCACGTGGCCGAGAGTGTATGGAACTCAATCTACCACCCGGTGACCGAGGAGATGCTGCGGTCCGGAGAAAACATCCCACAACCAGGAGCGGACACCTACTATGTGGGCGGCAAGGGGCGACGGATGTTCCGGGCGATGCGAGACTTTCATAACCAAGTGGTCAAGCGGCGACTGGTGATGGCGGCGAGCCGGCCCAACGGCACGCTTGTTGACTTGGCGGTGGGAAAGGCGGGTGATCTAGCCAAGTGGACAGAGGCCAAGCTAGGATTCGTCTACGGCATCGACATTTCGACGGACAATGTCCAGAACCCGATGGACGGCGCATGCATGCGGTATCTGGAGGCGTCGTCGGGTCGTCGGCGGGTGCCGCAGTGTATCTTCTTGCAGGGAACGTCAGCGTTGGACATTCCGTCGGGCAAGGCATTTGGCTCGACTGGGAGCAAGCGTGTGAATGCGGCAATTCTGGGAACGATCGGCAAAGGAGTAAACATTGCGCAGGAGCTGGGCGCAGGCGTGGCAGCGGCTCGGAACAAGGGCAAGGGTGGTTTTGATGTGGTGTCGTGCCAGTTTGCCACGCACTACTTCTTTGAGAATCGGGATACGCTGACGACCTTCTTGGACAACGTGGCGGCGCTCTGTAAGCCGGGTGGGTATTTTATTGGCACGTGCTACGACGGCCAGCGGGTATTTGATACGCTCCGGGACAAGGAGGTTGGCGACGGAATCAGTCTGCAAGAGGGGGGAGAGGTGTTGGTGTCGATTACCAAGGACTACGAGTCGGACACGTTTCGGGCGGACGACACCAGTCTGGGGTATCCAATTACGGTGACGCAGGAGAGCATTGGGAAGCCGGCGCGGGAGTATTTGGTTAATCTGGATTACCTGACCAAGGAGTTGCGTATTCGGGGGCTGGAGCCGGCGCCGTCGGCGGTGACCCGGAGTGCGGGGTTGGGCAACAGCATCGACGGCTTTGCTTCGGTGTTCAATGCGCTGACGCGGCAAGGTGGGCAGTTGCGGCCGGCGGAGAAGGAGGCGTTGCAGATGGGGGATGCCGAGAAGGAGTTATCGTTCCTGAATGCATACTTTGTGTTTCAGCGGATGGACTCTGGATACTCGTAAGGGGGGGGCGTTTGGATGGGTTAACTCCTGTTTATTGATCCCGCTGGTTAACTTGCGAAGCAATCTAGACCTGACGTCAGACTGATGGCAGTGGGTTCGGCATGCACTCGGTGGGTTCTTTTCTCTTGCGGCTTCCAAGCTCGGCAGCGGGCGATGATCTGGCTGCGGTCGAATGGCAAAATGTGGAGCCTGGCAAGATGCACGGCGTCTTCCCAGAGTCGACCTGGCGGATGTTGGGGTTGAGTGATGTCTACGGACCTGACATGCTGCACAACAAGTGCACTCCGCCGCAATCCAAGTATCACGATGGGACAGAGGATGTGACGTTTTGCTACAGCGGATCGGGGGTTTCGTTGATGCGAGCGTTGCAGGCGGCGCAACCGAGGCATTGGTGTGTGTCGATCCAGACGCCGGAGAAAGAAGGGACATTGGCAGCGATTGATTGGATGCACAAGCGGGCGACCGAGCTGTCGTATGGTGGTGTGGTAGAACCCAATGGATGGTGGTGTCTTTACATCACGGGCAAATGCGAGGAGCCAGAGAAGGTGAATTGGAGCTTACCGGCAATGTTGAACGATACTGATGTGTCGGAGCATTTGCGGATTGCGGTGGCTGAAGGGTCGACGATGCTGGCGCAGATGTTGATTGAGCAAAAATGGTGAGGGGGCTATGGGCAGCCTAACATTTCCTGTGGCAAACCTAGAAGAGCCAATGGCATTTCACAGCGAAATTATTCTGCTGGTGGCGGCGGTGGTCGTGCTCGTTGCCCTGGTACTGACTCGAATGTTAGCTTTTGGGAAGCAAGCCGAGGCGATGACGGGTGGAAAGATTCCGCAAGGTGAGGTGCAGGATATGCTCCAGAGTCGAGCGCTGCGGCATGTGGACATGGAGACTTCCAAGCCCAAGCTGTGGATACATCTCTCCACCGATCCCTCCATTCCGTTTCCCAATGGCACCGAGTTAACGTCGCCCGATTTCGGTGCTACCACCTTTGACAAGGTCCCCGGCATCGAAAAGCTGTGCGCGTACTCGATCATTGCCCACAATTCAAAACATTTTAACATCATCCTGATCACTGACGATGATCTCCCGCTGCTCTTGCCGGGGTGGAGCACCAACATGCAGGCGCTTCCAGAGGCGGCGCAGCAGTACACTCGAGATGTGGCGATGCTTCGAGTGCTCTACTACTACGGCGGCTTTCTGGTGCCGGCAACCTATGGCGCCACCGCTCCGCTGACCAACGTTCTCAGCTCATTCTCTCTCTTGCCCAACGACATGCTGGCGGCCTTCCAGGCACCGGTCATCGACGCTGCGATGAAGCGGGCTTTTGCGCCGTCGGTTCGGTTCGTGTACTCGGCGCCACTTAACAAGACGCTCCGGCGGCTGGTGGATGAGTTGACCGTGCACACCGGGACCGAGGCGCAGGTGGCGGCCTTTCATGACGCTGGCGCCAAAGCGATGAATCGGTTGATGCAAAAGGGGAAGGTTAGGGTGTGGTCTGGGAAGTTGGTGGGGACGCAGACGGCCGAGGGCAATGCGGTCTCGCTGTCCGAGGCGATCAATGGATTCAAGCGTGCGCCAAAGTCAATCGGAGTCTGGATTCCGGGGCGACTCTTTGAGATTCGCAAGCATGGTTGGATGATGCGGGACACACCGGGGCAGATTTTGGCGGGAAGCACGTGGTTTGCTGCGCAGCTTCGGGGGTAGAGGGTCATCAACTCACTCCGAGGGCAATTAACTCGAGGACCAAGAGGTAGGTGAGGGAGGTGTACATGTCGGGCCGATCGGCATGGCCGGCGAACCGCAGTAGGATCATAGCGACGCTGGTGTCGAGTGGAGGATCCCACTCGCCATCAACCAAGTGGTTATGTAACGTTTCGATCACGTCACCACAACACCATCCATCGTGTAAAAGCCGCCGAACTTCCTCCATTGCTGACACTATGCGTTCTCCGCCTCCCCCGCCCCCCGCAGCCCCGTTGCCATGGCAACCAACTGCCGCCACGATCGCCGGGGTCTCACACCTGCTCCGCCACCTCACCCTCTTGCCCACGAGTTGACACGCCTTGGTCTGGTTGAGCGCCGCCGCCACCGACATGCCCCGCTTCGGGACACAGCCTTCACCACCCAATGCCCTGAGGTCCTCAACTCGTGGCATCACTAACTCCATTACATTGCATTGCGCAACCAACGATTCTTGCAATCCCGCAACTGTAGATGTCGTCAGCAAGAAGGAGACTCGGGGATGATTACGCAACAATCCCCGGAGCGTAGTGACGTCATTCCCAGTTAAGCACTCAACATCGTCGACCAGGGCGAGCCGGTGGCGACCCGGATGGAGTGGGGCTGCGCACGCCACCACCAGCCGGGCCATCTGATCCGAGATGTTGGCGTCAAAGGCCTCAACTATGTGGGTCTCGGCCCCTCCCACCAACTCGGCCATCTTCCGGAGGATGGTGGTCTTGCCGCTCCGGCGTGATCCCAGCACCATCACCCGAGACCCCGGCACCACCTTGTTAACTGCTCCGCTCAGCCAAGATGCACGGCCGGGGCCCACCACCTCCTCGCACGCCCGCAACAGCTCAATGTTCTTCATCCCCTCTCCTCTTGCTATCCCCATCCGCCTAAGCGGAAATTGATCCTAATATGGGTTAACTCGGACTAGCAACGGACACGGACCGAACACGATGCCGCTCAAGCTTGAGAACCTGCGACCGCAAGACAAGTGGGACGAGGAGACGACGTGGGAAGAGTTGGGGGCGGCAATGGATCCGCCGATGCCGCAGGCGTGGATCCGGGGACTTAAGAGCACCCACCCCGACAACGCCAAGTATGCCTGCCCGACCCCAGCCCACTTCTGGCGCAAGAATTGGTCGTCATCGGGGCGGAACGACTGGAGGGGGATGCGGAGCTGCCTCTGGGTCACACTCGGGTACGTGACGTTTGATGACCCGGAGCGTGCCAAGGCCGGCCTTGGGTTGCCCGACACCGATCCGCGCATCGACCAGATCCTGGCGCTGATGGCCGGGCTAGACGCTGATGCCAACCTCAACCGTACGCCGACGTGCACCGTCACCTCGCCGTTTGATCGGACCCGCACCGAGCAGCGGCTGGAGACGCTCGACTACGACACCACCCAGGCTGACTGGGACATCCAGGCGCTCCAAGAGCAGCTCAACTCGGTCAAGCAGTGGACGGCAATCCTGGAGAAGAGGGCCGAACGAAAGCGGCATCGGCAAGAGAAGGCGCAGGAGGAGCAAGAGGAGGCGGTGCGGAATACGGAGGCGCTGAAGCGAGTTGAGCCAATTCTCCACGTCACATTGATGGTGCCTGAGCTGATGGACAACGGGATGCACTGCGTTGCTGAGCTGCCGTGGAGCCACGTGCAAGCAAAGGACGGCAAAGCGATCTTTGAGTTTGAAGGTGTCAACTACGAGCTGAGGCGGTCAAAGCAGAACCCACAGAACTACACGGGGCACACGCTGGAGTAAAGGGGATGTAAGTGGGGATGCAAGAGGAGGAGATGGTGAATGAGTTAAGTTGACCGAGTTTGATTTTTCAATGAGTTGAGGCCATCGATGGTAGCACTAGCATGACCGATCCCGTCCGCACCCAACACTGCCAAGCCCTTGGGCTCCCCGCCGATCAAAAACTAATTGCTGATGACGTCATCGCCGCCTGGCGGCAGGCGAACCTTCGCTGGCATCCCAATCGACCCAGCGCCGATCCCGTCCGGCACCAGGCAGCCCAAGCCGCCCACGCCTACCTCCTCGGTCATCTGGAGCCGCCTGCATCTCCCCCGCCACCCCCGGCCTCAACTCCCCCCACACACCTCAACTCATCCCCTCCCCTCTTGCATACCTTGGCGCCACCACCACCAAAGGTAAAGCCTCCCTACAGCATTCGCCACCACAACGGCGCCGACAAGCTGTGCCTTGAACTCCGCATTCCACTTCGAAGGTTGGTCGAAGGGGATCGCGTCCAGTTCAGGCATTTGAACAGCAAAGAATACGGCCTCACGATTCCTCCAGGCACCTGGGGCGGCACCGCCGAACTCCCAGGCCTAGGGCTCACCTCCGCTGATCCTTTGCTCATTCTTATCTGCCCCCTCTTTCCATCGGGGGTTCCGCTCAAGGCCCGTCAGCTCATCACTGAAGGGCTGGCGCTCTGCGACGAAACAGAGGCTCACTCGCTGATGTTGCACGAACTGATCCCTGCGCTCACCAGGTAGATCGAGTTCTCGGTCAGGATCAGGTAGGTGTTTTCGGCCTTAAACATTTTCTCGATGGTGCTCGTGTACTCGTTGGCACTCTTTACCAGAAGCTTCGAGTTGTCGCCCCGGATCCCGATCATCGCGGTCCCATTCAGGCTATCCCGCCAGTAGTCCATGTAAACGGCGCAGTCACGTTCCTCGGCCTTGGCCAGGGCGTGCTGACAAGCAACAGGCGACGGAAGCTCGTACTGCTCGACAGCAGCCTCGGTCGTTCCCTCTGCGTGCGACATCTCTTAATCTGCGCCTCCACAAGAGTAGACCCCAAATGTCCGCATCAAATCCAACAACCACAACCTCACCTCTTGCATCCATCTACACCCCATTTATCCACTCCATGTCGAACATTCCTAGGCTGCCCAACAATTGCCTTGGATTTCTCTTGCAACGGGGCATCAACGCCATCCACCATGCGTTCTCGATCGCCCTTCTCTGCACCGCCAACACCCACTCCGCTCTCGGTTCGGCCCAGACCACCTCGGAACGTTTCCATCAGTTTGTGTCGCAAACGGTTGCAGAAAAAGTGGACATCCCGCTGTTGTGCGAGGCGTTCAGTTTTTCTTTGCGAGGAACCACCTTTAGCCGGGTGCTCGACGACAACCCACCGCTTTCGGAAGACCAAAACGCCATGCTAGCGACAGCCCAAAAAGAGTACATTCAGTTCACCGATCACATCACCCAGCTCTACGAATGCGAAGAGCCTGACCTTCAGCCGCTGGCCTCTTACTTCGAGGCAGCCTCGCCGATCTGAGGTGCCGGCACTTTGGGATACAGATGGGCCAACCGCTTGCGGCTCTTCTTACGAACCGCTTTCTTCGAGGGACAAGTCCCGGGTCCGTTCTGGATATCGGCCTTGTTAGTGAGCAAGATCGTCCCCACAAACCTGTGAACCCTGGACAACAGCTCATCCCCGCAGCGTCCCACGATCAGCACGCTGCCAGTACGGAACATCATGAAGGTCATTGGCAAACACGGCGTGTGGTCATCCACCTTGGCAGCCCGCTTTCGTCCCTTGCCGTTGCCGATTTCCAGAGTGGAACAGGGTGGGTTGCACGGACACACACCACACGTGTCACGATCGTCACGTGTGTAGTATCGGCAAACCACCCCAGGATACTTGCTCGGGTCGTAGGTCGTTTCCAAATGGTACTTGTTGATCATCAGATTTACCACCTTGTCCCGGTCCAGACCAAAGCCGCACCAGAAGTTGGAGTTGACCATCACATCGGTGACCGAGCTGGGTTTGTACTGGAGCGGAGGTTTCTCGGGGCTCATCCGGAGCGACGCCTCGCCGAGCACCCGGTTCACCATCAGCAGCGTGCGTTCCAACAACTCATTGTCCAACATCCCGGGCAACGACAGGATGCCGCCGTTGAACACCTTGGTTATAATCTCCTTGAAGTCATTCTTGTACCGCAGCCGGAGCACCATCGTGAAGGAGTTGAAGAATGCATCCTTCTCCTTGGCTCGGTGGGCCTGAATCTCCTTGCTTGCCACCCCGATCGACAGCTTGGCCACGTACTTGAATGGTGTGGTGCCCCCCGGCTCATCAATGTGAACCACCTTGGAGAGGGTGTGCGAGGGAATGTGTGCCAGCCGTGTCTGGAGCGCCGTCAGCTGTTCACGAGTAGCACACTGAATCTTCATCTGCTTTTTGATCACGCCTTCGCTGCGTCGAATGTAGGGCATCACTCGCAGCGCCCAGAAGAGTTTGTTTACGTTGATGTCGCCATCGTTATTGAGGCGGGCGTTGTTGCTCTGCGTAGAGATGACCAGCTTAGGGAGCTGATCCTCAGAAAGGCTGCCATCGGCGGATGCGCAGGCTCGTTCTGCAAGAGGGGAGGGGTAGGTGGTGCTGGTGCAGCTGGCGGCGGTGGTGGACGAATTGGCGCCAGCGGCTGGTTCGACAGCGGAGAGGTTGCTGTCTTGGCTCTCGGTATCAAAGGTCTGCGTCAGCTTTTGCGGCAGGTAGCCGTGGGCAAGGAACAGAGCCCATTCCTCGTCTAACTCTGAATTCATGCAGGGCTACTCAGTCCTAGCGATTTGTCTCTTCATCAATTTTGCGAGAACCCCGGGCCTCATGTCAGCTCCGCAGCGACCTCTCCCAGCGCCAGCAGCCGATGTCGCACGGGCACCTGTGTAGAAAGCAACAGACTTTCACATTCGTGGCGCAGCTCGGGCGATGCGGCCAACTTCTCGGCCTCACACTCACACAGGCTCACCAGTTGCCGGTCCAATTGGAGCTCGGGGGTGAGAAAATTCACATCTGAACGCACCCCAGTGCCTAGATTGGCCGCAAGTCCGCAGTAGTTTCCCGCCGTCCTTAGATCTCCATCCGTTTCGTTGTAAATACGTGATGCCATCATGTGGTCAACTCCCGTCTGCGCGGTGAGCCGGCTGATCGCCTCTTCCTCGTCTGGCGACGGCATTTCGATTAGTATACACAGATCGCGCAACGACTGGTCCACTCGACACAAATAGTTGCATGTGGCGAAAAGAATCGCAGGGCTCTTGCTGAGGAGCGTGGCCAGCGTGCGCTGAGCCGGGAGCATCATTGCGTCGATCTCATCCAACACCAACAGCTTGATGGTGCCATTTTCGTGCGCGTGCTGGGCAAAGGCGGCCATGATGGTCCGAACGGTGTCCAGGCCCCGGTCATCCGAAGCGTTGAGCGACAACACATCCCGGTTCCGCCTAAACCCCTCCACCCTCTCTTGCAGCGTCAGACAGATACATTCGATTGCGGACGTTTTACCCACCCCCGGGCCGCCGTGAAAAAGCAAACTAGTTAGCTGCTGCGGCTCGCACACCGATTCCAACAAAGCCCGCACCGTCGGGGTCAGTACCATCTGATCCAGACGTTTCGGTCGCGCATCCATTCGTGTCCGATCCTACCCGTCTGTCATTCCGATCTCTATTTGCCTTGAAGGATTTCTTGCCCTGGAACCGTGTGACACTTTTCGCAACGTGCTTCGTACTGATCCGAGCCCACTAGGATCCGGTCTGGGTTGTCGGTAAGTCGGGCAGTACACGTAGCATCCGCCCCGCAGAGAGTACACACCGCTGTTAATTGGTTGATGGGCTGTTCGGCGATCAGATACAGCTGAGTCACCGACCGAAAGTCTCGCAACAGATAATCGCGATCGAGTCCAAACACGTGAACAATCTTGCCCAGTTCTATTGCACGATTGCAGAAGCTCAGCAGTTCGGTACGAAACTGCGCCTCATCGACAAAGATGATGTGGTATCCCGATAGGCTCAGCGTCGATAAATCAGCAGATGTCACGCATGGAGCCTTGCGGCCGTCGTGGCTGACAACGTGGTTCCGGCCATAGCGGGTGTCGATGGCGTGCGAGATGACCAATGGGTTGAGGCCCAGGTCTAATGTCTTTTGGTAGAGCTCCAACAGCTTGGAGGTCTTCCCGGCAAACATCGGACCCTTGTGCACATAGACCTTCCCCTTGGTAACCATCGATTCTGCCCTTCTTGGCGAAGAATCCCTGGGTCAATTTTGGAAGCTACTTAGGCAACTTAGAACGAATTGGAACACAGATGTCTGCGGGTTCAGGAAAAGGGCGTCGTCCGCGCGGGGGCAAGGTAACGGCCGCCAAAGGAAGTGTGGTGCAAAATGCAGCATCATCATCGAAGCCCCGGCCAGTCCCCACGGCCTCGATCCGGCCTAACGTGATCCTCCGCCTCCGGCACATCACCCCGGCAAACCGAGCCATCACTGCCACCTCCATCCTCACCTACGCCCAGCACACCGCTGGTGTCGGCACCGACGGCTTTGCCTCAATCAACTCATCCACCACCCCCACCCCCCCCTCTTGCATCCCCACCGACAACACCGACGCTATTGAGGCTCGGCTGCGTGAATTCAATGACCGGGTTCGGATTGGCGATTCCAGCAAGGCCGAAGCCTGCCACTGGGATACCTGCCCATTCTACACCCCGCCGGTCTATGTGCCGCTCCACATTAGCAATGGCGTCATCCACACCGCTGGGTACTACTGCTCACCGGAATGCGCAGCGGCCGCCATCCTGAAGCGGATGGTGGAGGGTGATCCCCACGAACAGCTGTCGCTACTCAACACACTCTACACACCGGTATACATGCTGGACAGCCCAATCGTTCCAGCAGCCGATCCACGGAAGGTGTTGACCAAGTTCGGCGGCCCGCTCACGATCGAAGAGTACCGCCAGGCCTTGCGCTCGGGCAAGCAACTCCAGGCGCTGCCGCACCCGGTCATCAAAAACATATCGGAGATTCATCTGGTGGCACCCAAATCAAATGTGGGAAAGATCTTGAAGGGGCGCCGGAAGCTCGTTTCTAAACCCCTAAACACTTAAGGACAATGGATAGATAGATCCTGATGTGGCTCACCAACACACTTGGAAATGCCGCCATCGGCCTGGCGGCCTGGATTCAGGATAGGTACTTTGAGCCCAAACACCTGAATGCCAACTGGATTGTCTTTTCACACAACGGCAACGTCGAAACCCATCACCTACTGCCCATTACCTTGCCTGGATCGGGAATGTGGCACCGAGTCCCCGACACCGATAACTACGAGCGTATGGATATTCCCATCCCCAGCCATGAACCACCTACTCCTCTTGCATTCCCGATCATCCAGGCGGTGGTGCGGCTTCCAGCCCACAGCCGGCGTCATCGCCGGAGCCGGAACAATCCCCGCGACTTTGACATTAGTAACGAGTTAACTCGGTTCGGCGGTGAACCCATCTTAGACTGGCTCCACGTTGGAGTGTGTATGAAGCACGCCTACGGAGTGCACGTACTGCCTGGGCAGTACGAGTTGTCACTGATTGATTCCGAGTTTAACATGCACGACCTGACCGAGGAGCAGGCGGCGGTGTTTTCGGCCGTCAGCCAGGATAGCGTCCCAATACCAGCGGCAGCGCCGTCGCCACTAGAGTCAGCACCAGAAATGAGCGACGATGAGCCTGACCCGGAGATGGAACAGAGCCACGATCTGCAAGAGGAGGATGATGAGGAACCAGAACCAATGCCGTGGGGGTACGATCCCTGGGACTCGGACGATGAACGCAGTGACACCGATGAGGCAGCCGATAAAGATGAGCCAGATCCCGAGATGGAGTCAGATTGGGATGAGGGTGCATAATTGATGCGGGGCGAGTTGGGGTGCAGGGGAGCATGCATTCCGCATGGATCCCATGGCCGCAACAAACCAATCTAGGCCCGATTCGCTTAGCGAAGGCACAATGAGCGCTGCGGCCGCACACTCCGAGGAGATCGCTGATCAGGAGCACAGCGATCGCACACCACTCCTTGACAAGTGGGTGCTCTACACGCACTTGCCAAACGACGGTTCATGGACCCTGGAGAGCTACCGCAAGGTGATGGGGTTCAACACGCTGGAGGACGGCGTGGCGCTCGCAAAAAAGCTTCCTGAGATTGCCGTCAAGCGATGCATGCTGTTCTTGATGCGCTCCGAGGTGGAGCCGCGGTGGGAGGATCCGCAGAACAAGGACGGCGGATGCTTCTCGTACAAGGTAGCGAACAAACAAATTGTGCAGGGATGGACCAACCTGATGTACTCGGCGATGGGCGAGACGATCTTTGAGGATGCGGCGCTGAATAAGCGGGTTACCGGCATCACCATCTCGCCAAAAAGGTCGTTCTCCATCATCAAAGTGTGGCTCAGGGACTGCAAGCTGCAAGACCCTAACAAGATGAACGTGATTCCGGGGTTGTCGCTAGAGGGGTGCCTCTTCAAGCGGCACATGGCGAAGTAGGTGAGTGGTAGTCGATCCAGTCGTCAGTGTTGATCATGTCGTTCAGTTTCAGGGCGGTCCGCATCCCCCACGGGCGATAGTACCAGGTGTAGTAGGTGTTGTCGTAGGGTTCCCTGTTCCAGTGCCCAACGTTGTCGCTGGCAAATGCTATCCAACCGCTGGATAACATTTGAGAATTGAATTCGGGAGACGGTTCACGGAAGGCGGGGAAAGCGTTTTTTCTATCGAATGCTTCGCGGCGGGTGAACTCATCAGCATACCCAGTGATGAAGCAAGCCACGTCGGGCTGAAACCCTACACCATAGCTAATGGTGCCCTGCCTGGGCACGTACGGCATCTGCAACCACGGCTCCAGCCCGCAAGTCGCCAGCGGCATCGGTGCCCACCCCAGCCCAAATTTGGTTGGTCTGCCTCCCATCGCTCACCTTTCACTTTCCCCCCTTGTATCGTGTGACCTCACCTCAATTTCGTGGCGACCCCTGTTTACTCGGTCTTGGGCTCCAACGGCGTCAGGCAGAGCCGGATCATCCCAAGCGACGCCACGTTGTACATGACCACCAGCGGTAGGTCGTTCTCCAGCATCATCTCGATTGTCGGACAGAGGTTGGTACACTTGATGAAATACGACAAATTCTTGAGCGAAAACTCACCCCGAACCACCTGTCCGTCGTTCTCCTTGAAGGTGGTTGACCCGTCCTCCATCTCGGACCGCCGGATCACCGACTCGGCGTACGATCCCTTGCACCGGAAGATAAGCTCCTTGCCCACCGATTGCACTTCGATCCGATCGGAAATGGTTGCCATATCCCGCACAATCTTCTGAAAGTCGGCCGATGGCAGACTAATGACCGAAGAAAAGTTAACATCGGGCATCGTGTTTTCCTCCTTATCAGGCTCGATCAGCTTAAGCTTGTGCTTCTTGCACTGGCCAATGCTGCCGTTTTCGAACATTAGCCCCAGATGATCCACCACGCCGTCTTTGTAGTCGTCGGTGTTGATGAACATTGTCAGCGTGTCATCATTGTCCATCGTGTTAATGAGCCGAAAGAGGTGGAGGGTGTTAACTCCGATAGTGATCTTAGGAAAGGCACAGCTGAAGGTCTCGAAGTTGTCGGCGTCGAGTATCAGGTGGACCAGGATGGTCTGAGTTTTGTCCATGTTCACGATCTTGATCCCCTCGGGAGTGAAGACGATGTTGGTCTCCAACAGAATGTCTTTCAGTGCAGTCGCTAGAGTTCGGAACGGAGCCGTCTGCACCGTTGTGATTTCAAGAACACGATCGCCCATTGTTCGGGCACAGCCTCAGGGTCTAACCCTATTTCCCATCTTCATCCTCTTGCACAGCTTTGATGTTTGTCAGTGGCGGGGATACGTTGTTATCAAAATCGGTATAACACAGATTGGGCCAGGTCACAAGTTCGCGGGCGGTAGTACGTTCCTGCGGCATCCAGCGGAGAACGGCTTGCAAGAGGGGGGTGGTGCGGTAGCCCCGGGGAGTGGACAGCCGTGGCCGGGGTGCTCGGGGCATTCGGGTCCATGGCCCAACAGTCTGGTAGACTTGGTGCGACACCGGATTCCGGATGAGATAAGGCGCAGATTCGTTGCCGTACACCATGTCCAAAAACTCGGGGGGCGGGGCGCCAAGCTCGCGGTAGTGTAGGTAGGTCAGCCTGGCGCTGGTGTTGGCCTTGAACAGCACCCGCCCGCATTCGATTTCGTAAGCAATGCATCCTAAACTCCAAAGATCCACCTCGAAGCCGTAATTGGCTGGGAGACACACTTCGGGAGCTCGGTACCACGAAGTTTGCGTCTCGAACTTGATGTCGTGGGTGATGTTGGGAGTGGCGTTGCCAAAATCGGCCAGCACCAATCGGTTGGAAGATCCCCGAGTTCGGAGTATGTTCTCCGGTTTGAGATCCAAATGAACCACGTGCTGCTCCTCCAAAAAAGCCATCCCAGCAACAATGTCCCGGAGCGCAGGTTCGATCATGGTGGGGTCTAATCCACCCACTCCTCCTCTTGCTTTCTTGTGCGCCAGCACTTCGTTCAGCAGCGAATGCTGCATCAACGGATAGCATAGAATGTGTGCGGTATCGCCTCGGGGATCTAGAGCGGTCGTATCGAGCAAGAGGCGGATGATGTTGGGGTGTTCGTGGCGCTGAAGGATCTTTAGCACACGCCGCTCCCGGGTCACGATGCGCTTGAGATTTTGATGGACAGCCTTGAGTGCGATGGGCTCCATTGTGAGAGTATCCAGAGCTTCGTAGACGTGGGAAAAGCCGCCGTTGCCGATGTGAGCCCGGACATTGAAACGTTTGTTGATGAAAGCTCCCTTTGCAAACAATTCGGGCTTTCGATATTCCCTGGGGGTCTCTTGCTTGTTCGCTTCCGACATGGCGTAAGAGAAGGGCTATTGTGTCTTCCGAATAGTTTGGGGATAATTTGCTGCACGTAGTTGGTTAGTGGTGGTAATGGGGTTGTCCTTGGTAGCCGGTCTGGGTTTCAACTCCCGCCACCTTGTGCCCGTGTCGGGTGACGTCCACGTAGGCCCGGTAGCCACAAGCACCCGCCGCTACACAAATTACAAATAGAATTGCAAACAGAATGCCAAGTCCAACAAAGATCCTGCGAATCGTTCCCATCCTTAGACTTGGTGGCAAAATTGAATTAAGCGAAAGCCGACAATGAGGGGTATAGGATGCCGTCAGCCGGTCCCGCCGCCTCTGCAAGCGCCGCAAACAGCGATTTGCGTAAGTACAAGAAAGCCACCGACAAAGAACATGTTCTGATGCGGCCCGATACTTATGTCGGTGCCACGCAACCCACCGAGATGGAGCTGTACGTCGCCGATGACCCAGTGGCCTTTGGTGCAGCTGCGACCGAAGAAACCCCAGTGCGGATTGTCAAGCGCCCTGTCATTGTCTCACAGGCATTGCTCAAGCTGTTTGATGAAATCCTGGTCAATGCCCGAGACCACGTCACCCGGTGCCAGGCCGAGAAGAGCGCCAACCAGGTAACCAAGATTGACGTCACCATCGACCCGGTTAACGGGGTCTTCACCATACGCAACAATGGCGAAGGGATCGATGTGGCGCTCCACCCCGACTACAAGATTTGGATCCCTGAGCTCATCTTTGCCAACCTCCGGACTTCCACCACCTACGAAGACGAAAACGGCGATAAGAACGGACAGCCCAATACCATCGGCGGCAAGAACGGCTTTGGTGCTAAGCTGGCGTTCCTCTTCTCCGACGACTCGACGATCGAGACGGTGGATGCCAAACGCCAAAAGCTGTACAAGCAGCACTACGGCAAGAACCTGAGCACCATTGATAAGCCGTCGATCACCAAGGCCACCAAAAAACCATACACCCAAATCACCGTCAAGCCCGACCTGGCCCGGCTAGGCGGTGGCACCGGGTTCAGTGCGGATACGCTAGCGGTCATGACCCGACGGGTCTACGATATTGCTGCTGTGACTGACAAGACGGTACAGGTCACGCTCAATGGCAAGAAGCTTGGTGTGCGATCGCTGGAGCACTACGCCAGCCTGCTCCTCGGCACCAGCAAGAGCGAGCAGCCACGGATCTATGAACGCTGTAACGAACGCTGGGAGTACGTAGTGGCGTTGGCTCCAAACCATGAGTTCGAAAGCATCAGCTATGTCAACGGAGTCTACACCCGCCTCGGCGGATCGCACGTCAAGCACGTGATGGACCAAATCTGCAAGAAGGTGGCAGATAAGCTGAGTGCGAAGCGAAAGGATGTCACGATCAAGCCCCATCAGGTCCGCCCACACCTTCTCCTCTTGCTCAACTCGGTCATCGAGGACCCGGCGTTTGACAGCCAGTCGAAGGAGACACTGACGTCGCCGGTAAGCAAGTTTGGCTCGCGGGCAGCAGTATCGGACAAGGCGATTGACAAGATATGCAAGCTGGGGCTGTACGAACGGGCGATGGCGTTGCATGGGATTCAGGATCAGGCTGTGGCGTCCAAGTCGGACGGCCGAAAGACCCGCCGGATCACTGGAGTACCCAAGCTGACCGATGCCGAGCAGGCAGGCGGTCCAAAGTCGCATCTTTGCACACTGATGTTGGTGGAAGGTGATTCGGCCAAGACTGGTGTCATCGGCGGTATGACCGCTAAGGACCGAGATTTCTTTGGGGTCTTTCCGCTGCGGGGCAAGCTGATTAACGCTCGAGCGTCCAGCCCCAAGCAGATTAACGACAATGCCGAGCTCACTCAGTTCAAGAAGATTATGGGATTGGAGACAGGAAAGACGTATGGGCCAGAGGATGTGAAGCGACTTCGCTACGGCAAGGTGCGGATCGTGACGGATCAGGACAAGGATGGTTCGCACATCAAGGGGCTAATTGCCAATGCAATCGACGTGTTGTGGCCGTCGCTGTTGACCATTCCAGGGTTCCTTGGCTACATGAACACCCCGATCCTCAAGGCCACACGGGGCAGCGGCAAGAAGAAGCAAACACTGGCCTTCTATTCAGAGCGTGACTACCAGACGTGGGTGCAGAGCCCGGTGGCCAAGGGCAAATGGGATATCAAGTACTACAAGGGTTTGGGCACCAGCAAGGGGCCCGAGTTCAGGGAATATCTGGCCAATCCACACGTGGTGGACTTTGTCCGCAGCAGCCAAAACCCTAAGCAGACCGACACTGCCCTGGACTTGGCGTTTAACTCGAAACGAACCAATGAGCGCAAGGGGTGGATCGAATCGGGCTCGTTGGCCGAAGCTGACGCCACACCGCCCATCTACTGCGGCAAGATGGAGATGTCGCAGTTTGTTAACGGGGAGCTACGGAGGTTCTCGATCTACGACTGCGACCGCAGCATTCCCTCGGTGCTCGACGGCTTCAAGACCAGCACCCGGAAGATCATCTTCAGTTGCTTCAAGCGCAATCTCACCAAGGAACTCAAGGTGGCGCAACTTGCAGGCTACGTCGCCGAGCACTCGCTCTACCACCACGGCGAAGGTAGTCTAAACGGCGCCATCATCAATCTTGCACAGGACTACACTGGCAGCAACAACCTCAATCTGCTGATCCCAGAGGGTCAGTTTGGCAGCCGAGTGCTAGGCGGCAAGGATGCGGCGAGTCCGAGGTACATCTTCACCCGCCTCTCCCCTCTTGCACGACTAATCTTTCCAGAACACGACGACGCCGTGCTCGAGTTTCTGCAAGAGGATGGGATTGGAGTTGAGCCACGGCACTACGTGCCAGTGATCCCGATGCTGTTGGTGAACGGCAGCAAGGGGATTGGAACTGGCTACAGCTCGGATGTGCCTTGCTACGATCTAGGTGAAGTGATCCGGGCGGTCAGGGCCCGAGTGCAAGGGCAGCCGTCGGATGGCGGCGGCTGGGTGCCGTCGTGGCGGGGGTTCAAAGGCAGTGTGAGCATTGTAACCAATCCCAAGACCAACAAGAGGAGTGCGGTCACCCAGGGTCTTGTGCGGAAGCTCAAGGACAATGTCTATGAGATCACCGAGCTACCGATCACAATGTGTCAGCAGGACCTAAAGAACAAGCTGGAAGCGCTGAGCGAGGGCAAGAGGGGGGAAGAGCCGGTCAAGGAGTACAAGGAGTACAACACGGTGGATGATATCCGGGTGCTGGTAGAGTTTCGGCCAGGAGTGGCGAGTGATGTGGCGGGTGTGGTGCAGGTGCTGGGGCTGGCCGACTCGATCAAGCTGAGCAACATGCACGCCTTCAACTCGGAGGGGCGGATCACCAAGTACGATAGCCCCGAAGCCATCCTTGATGAGTACATTCCAGTGCGGCGAGCGTTGTACGTCAAGCGCAAGGAATACCTGATCAGGGCGCTGACAGAGAAGGCTCATGCGTTGCATGAGCAAGCGGTCTTCGTGCGGGCGCTTTGCGACGGCAAGCTGGTGGTGTCGCGGAGACCGGACGAAGAGGTGGAGAAGAACATGGTGGCTTTGGGAATCCGGCGGGAGCGGGTGGGAGAGTTGCTGGCAATGTCGATCCGGTCGCAGACCGAGTCCAAGGTGGCTGCGTTGGAGGCCAAGGTGGAAGAGGCAGAACGGGAATTGGCTGCGATCAAGAAGGCGACGATTGAAGAGTTGTGGCTGCGGGATCTAGCGGCATTGGAAAGGGGACTTAGCCAAGTGATTTGAACGACAATCCTCTAGCCAGGGGGTCGAAGGGGGACTGCAAGTCCCCCTCAAAAGGGAAGCCACTGACGGAACGGGATGGCTCCCTTGATCGACGCCGAGGTCGGATGGCAAATGGGCGTGTGCATCTGGCTAATGTCTTGCAGGTAGCGTTGGTGGGCAGCAGCTGACTGGATTACCGTTTTTGCACCCCGCTGCATCACAATGGCATTGAGTTCATTAACCTGTCGGTTCACGTCATCATCGCGGTTAAGGGCAAACTCCATGAACACGTCGCGCATCAGCATCTTGAGTGCGTCTTGGTCCTGGGGGCCGATTTGGAACCCGGCCTGCGTCGCCACCTCTTGCCCAATGAGCGAGTTGAGCCGGGCAACGTTGGGGGCGCCAAAGTAGACCCGCGAGAGCTCGTTGCTGCACTTGTCACCCCGAAGGGCAATGTTGTAGGGCGTCGCTTCCTTCCGGAGACGGGATTGTTCCATGAGGGCAAAGGCAGGCGGCGGAACCAAGGCAACCCGGCCAAAGCCGACCGGCATTGGGGTGGGGCTCCCCTGGTACGGCGCTCCCTGAATCGAGGACATCTACCTTACACCGGGCTTTTTCTATCGGCATTACAGACTTGATGGCGAGCGCATTTCGAACGATTGTGGGTGTCATTGCCTTGGTGGTTTTCGTTGTGCTGATGGTTTTGCTGTACCAGGCAGCCGAAGCTCGGGGCAAGAACGTCAGGTTCCCCCCAAATGTGCCGGCATGCCCGGATTATTTTGTGGAATCGCCCTCAGGAGTTAAGACCGGAGGCTGTCTGCTGCCGCCAGGGCTTGGCAACCGGAACATGATTCTGGACCTGATTCGGGCCAAGAACCCGTCTCTTGCCAAACAACTCGGCGCCGGTAAACCACTCCAGATCCCGTCAGGATCGCTCTGCACATTCACTCGGGACAACGGCATTAGCTGGAATGGTGTGAGCAATGTGCACCCTTGCATTAGCAACTGAGACTGGTCATCCTGTTGTGGTCCAAAAGGAGCCAAACAATATCTGCGTTCAAGGCAGAGAGAATGGGGGAAACCCTAATCGCTTGCGACAGCCAAAGCGCGCTCGTTCCTGCGGAAAACATCGTTAGCCCAGAGGAGCCAGAGGAGCCAGAGGATCTGGATCCCACATTGGCCTGGGTTGTGCTCCCCCAGGAGATCCTTGAGATCGTCTGGGAGCAAATTCCGCAGAACGTGCGCGCTTTGCTGTCCAAGTCTCTCTACTACGAATGGCGCCAGGAGCAAATGCAGGGGTGGGCAAGAGGGAGGTGTGCGGCGATGGATCTGTCGCATTTGTTGCGGCGGCAGATCCGGCTATCGCACACCTACACTTTTGGGGTGATGCTGGATATCCGGGCAGCGGTGTGGAACAAGCGTCGCCCGTGGAAGACACAGGAGGGCAAGTTCGCCAGCTATCTCTGGTACCTAGAGAATGTTTGCGCACAATTGGATAGGCATGAAATGCGAGGTCTTGTCAGGGATGCCATCAACCGGCATGAAGGCAGCACGCGGCGTCGGAAGACGAAGGCGCATGGAGGCCAGCAGTGCCGCGATATCGATGTTTGGGAATCAAAGGGATACCGCCGATACCAAAAGGCCCGCAATCAGCGAGACTGGGTCTCCTTTGGCTGACGTAGTCGCCGCCCCAGCACCCCTTGATCCCAATCTTCCCAACCCATCCACTCTTGCATCCCAGCTGCTTCGGCATCGGGCGTTGGTAATTGCGCTGCCATGTCATCGGGAGGTTGCGAATGTCTGCACAGCCATTCGCATCCGTGCAGAAGTTCCCAGCTTGCAAGAGGTGTCGGGGTGTTCGGGAGACTTTTTTTCGTTGCTCGAGCGCTCACGGACACCGGCGATCATTGACATGTTCAACCGCAACCGAGACCGGGAGCGGATTTCCTTCCTGATCACCGATGTGGATGTGTTAACTCCAAAGCAGACAAAGGATTTGTGTCAGTTGTTGAAGCAACCTCGAACAGAAAAGGATGGATGTTTGCTAGTAGCATGGCCCGGGATCCCCAAGAAGAGCAAGGCGTTGTTGCCCGAGTCATTGATCGTTGAGAGCGCCACAACGGATGACGCAAGCGCATCACGAGTGGCGGCGCGCTCAATCCTGGTGGACCGACCACCGCCGACTATGCAAGACCACAGCGAACTGGTACCGGCTTGCGAAAGGAGTTTAGTGGGGTTGTTGGTGCATGCAAACATGCACTTGCTGACGGGTCTGGGGGCTACCCCGCTCTATCTAGAGGCGTTGGATTGTACGCTGATGGCGGATTCAGCGGACAAGTTGTCGCAAGCGGTTAACTTTGCTCCGATGGTAGAGCTGGCGTCAATGGTCCGGACTGTCGGGGTGGGGCAGGTGTTGTCCAAGTCGTCAAAAAAGACGTTGCCACGGGGGGAGCTAACGTTCACTAAGCTGCTGGCGGCCCACGCCACCGCCCGCACACGGCTCAAGGCAGTCCGGGAGTTGTGTGCTTCACATCGGCTCACAATGCGAGAGCTGGCGATGGCGATGGATGGCGGCCAGATTGACGCAGAGGCAACCGGAGTGGGCCGTCGGGTCAAAGCGGTCCTTTGCGAATGAATCTGTGGGGTTGAAACGACCGCCTCAAACCCCCTCGGCGAGCACGGCCACCGGCGGCAACGCCACCAGCAGTGCCAGCGCCACCCAGGCAGCGATGCTCCACCCACCGCTCCGCTCACCTCCCCCCTCTCGCATCATCGCACCAATCCCCAGTCCGGCCGTCGCCACAAACCATGCCCACCATGCGTAACCCGCCGCCGACTTGACCGTGCTATGCTTTGGCAGCTTGGAGTTGAGAAGACCCACGCCGCTGAATGCCAGAATCAGCATCGACATTGGCAGGGCGCTGATGGCAGCATACTTGAGCACCTGTCGCGATGGCTGTGTCTTACCCGACCAGTCCACGACAATGAATGCTAGAGGAGTGAGGGTGAAAATTGTGGTGAGCCAAAAAATGATGCCGCCCAGCGGGATAATGCCGAGCAAACTCCAGCCGGCGACGATAAGCTGAATGATTATGAGAGCGATGTTCTGGAGAATGGCCTGCCAGCGTGGCATTTCTTCGCCGTTGTCTGAGAACCAATCGCTATTGCGGATGGCGTTCATCAGCATGGCAAATGGGATACCGACCATTGTGTAGGCCAGGTAGCCGGCAAAGATCAATGCGAGCACCATGTAAACGATGGGCCGCAGGGGTGCAAGAGCGATGGCGGCGAGGGTTTGGTTGGGCGGGGCCCGAACTGGGGCAGCGCCAAAGCCCACGCCCGCAAATTCGCCGGCGAGCTGACGGCGGTCCATGTTTATTATTGTGGTTGGTTTGAAGGTCTTGAGCAGCCAATCAGCGCCGCGGTTTATGAAGTTCTGGAGAGTGGTAAGAGTCTTGGCTTGGTAGGGAGTGTTGCATCCAACGAGACTCTCAAAGGCGGCAATATCCTTGGCGACGGCAGCAATGTCTTTGGTGGCATCTTCGGCAAGCTGAACGGTCTCTTCCACTTCGGCCTTGGCCATGGGATCCGAGGCACCGACGGCACCCTGGAGTACGTTGCCGGCTGCGCCTTCGGCTTCGGTGGCAGCAGCGGTCATCGCTGCCCCTTTGGCCCCTCTTGCAGAACGGCGAGGGGTAGTTCGGCTTCGGACCCGTCGGCTTCGGACCCGTCGGCTGCGGCCCGCTGAACGGCCACCTTGTTGTGCCTGGGATGGCTGTGTCTGCGGCTTCTTTGGCATTGTCAGTTCCTTCTCTCGGAGGATCTGTTGCGCCTCACGCTCGGTCTCGGCCTCTTGCCGTTCCTTGCACGATCGGACAATGAAACTAGAATTTCGTGCGATGCGTTCAACATCGTGCCCGGCGTCTGCTGAGGCCGCCCGGTTGCGATCCAGCTCCGCTGTGGCCTCTTGCTTGGCCTGGGTCAGATCAGCCACCTTGGACTGAGCCCGGGTGAGTTGAGCCTTTTCGGTTGGAGTTGACGATCCTGCTGCCGCCAAGGCACGCTCGGCCTCGATCGCTGCCTCCAGCTGCCCTTGCAGCCGCTCCATCTTGGCCTCTGACCGCTTCACAATGGCCTCGTTCTGCTTGGCCACACCCTCGGCCTCCCTGACTGCTTGGGTCAGATCGCCGCTGAGCTTGTTCTTCTCCCATGCCTCCAGCTCTCCGTCGGAACAGCCAGAGGTGGTGCGGGTGAAGGCGTTGATCACTCGTTGCACCCCTTGCTTAAAGACATGCTCAACTCCATCCTCAAACACCTTCAGGTTGGTCATCGTGACATCGATACTAGTAGGGAGCCCCGAGTTGATGCCCTTGTAGGACCCTACCGGACCATCGGTGGGTGTCATAGAAAGAAACCACGCAATGGTGGCGACAGCTGAGATGTAGTGGATTGCGGTGGTGATTGCTGCGATCTGCCACGAAGCATAGAAGGCAGAGGACCCCGTCTTGGTGACACTAGACATCGGGGGATGGCTATCATCGCAACAGACATTATCCAAGGCGCATGTTCTCAACTCCGTGGGGGTGTGTTAACTCAGTTCGGAGTTTCTTTAGTCAGGGGTTCACCGAGTGAAGGCCAACGCTCCCAACCCGTTCGTAATGACTAGCATGTTGTACTTCTCCACGTACACGTTCAGATCGTAGTTGTAGGCCAGATTCTGAAGTGTGTTCTTGTTAAACACCGGCAGACAGACGGTTTCGGTGCCACCCCCAGGCAGTGCGATGGACTGGGTCTCCCCGGCCGCCACGTTGTTGTTGAATGTCGGATCCAACGGAGCCTGCAAGAGGGTGAACATGAGGGTAAGTCGGCGATATTTGCTCATGTTGAAGGCCCCACTCGGCTGCATCGACGCTGGATTCGTCTTGACCTCGAAGGTGTAGAAATCCAGACCGGGCATCTCCTTGAAGCCGGCGTTAGACCGCTGGTACTTTTGCATCCACTCCCACACCCCTCTTGCAAACTCGGTTTCTCGCTCCTTGCCGTCCATCCAGATAGACAGCTCTTGCAGAATGTGCTTGTCGTTAGTCTCGGCAAAGGCGCTGGGTGGTTGTTGGCGGCTGAGATAGCCTAGACTTCTGAGCACCATTGGTAGTGTGTTGGGGTTGTGCAAGAAGCGCCAATTAGTGTAGTTGAGCCATTGGTTCCGCTGCTGCACATCGGATCGCCGGAACCGCCACGTCAGCGATGCAATCAGCCCATAAGTCTCGATGTCCACGCTGTCGGCCGTGCGGACGCCGTAGAACTCGTTTTCGTGGGTCGTTCGCACCAAGTATGTCTGTTCGTCCTGAGCAAAGAGCGATTGCTCATCTTCTTCCACAAACACGTAGTTGGCAATGAGGTGGATTTCTGGGTCCCAGGTGATGTTAGGATTAAGAAAAGTAGCGAGATTTTTGGGATCAGGGGTGTAGTATGATGCGTCGAATCTGTGCAGTGGTCCACCAGCATCAAATGCATGCGAATAATTATAGTATCCTCCATATTGCGGAGCTACACGTTGTGGAAAACCAAGTGACCATATTTCTTCGGGATTTCCGGCGTGACCAGTATACCCAGATGCCGTGGAAGGTGCATTGCACCGAGAGGCAGTCCATGAGGCGGTGGTGCCTATGCCATTAGTTCCTGGATCCACAGAGTAATCACCATTTTGTCCAGTATATCCTCCAGGTGGAGGCATGTATTTCATAATAGTAAACCACTCGTTTAGTGGCCGAAAAGTAATGAAGATTTCAACATCCGCGTATTGGAGTGCTACTAGAGGTAATGCGGCTTTGGAATTTCGGCCAAACCAAGGATTGAGCGGCACGAGGAGTTGACGTCCTTTGATGGATGGAGTGTTGACACGGGTGCAATTGTTATAATCGCGCGCATTTGGTCCTATATCAATTGGAAAAGGATATTGAGCACTCCAGGGTGCTGGTGCTGCTGCCGTGTTAGGTTCTGGCCATGGCCAACTGTGTGGATATGAGTTGAGTACGTATGGCGGATACGTTTTTGGATAGCCGCTGGCCGCTGTGTAATCAGAACCGTTGAGATAGTTGACTGGAATCGTACCGGCTGATGATGTGCCTGAGTAAACCATCTGGCCACCTGCTGCCATCCGCGTCAGCATGATGTTAGAAGTATTGGTGTCGTATGCCCCATTGACCGTCTGTTGCATTTCCTCAAAAGCCGCCTTTGCTGGATCAGTCAGTTCGTCTGAATTGCCAATCATTTCATCAAGAAGTTCATCTTGTTTAGCGTCACCATCCCGTTCCTGACACATTGCTAAAAATTCGCCAGTGTAATCTTCAATTAGATGTCCGCCAATGTAAACCTCAATTCGCTCCATGCAGTTGAAACCCAGCTTCTCGTTCCACTGAAACTCATATGGCTGAAATGTGAGTGGATCGGTGTACTCTCCAGTAGGTGGTTCTACGCTGCCATCCCAGATGTAAATGGGATCATCAAAGGTGCCCGCCGCCGGGAGCGCACTATAAATATCTGGCAATGTGATACTTACATAAGTCTGTGCAACTAGATCGGCGTTCCGTGGAATGGGGAACCGGATCCGGGTGCTCTCGCTGTCCCGAAGCGCCGGCTGGCCGGTGTAGTCCAGTCGGAAGCTCTGAATTCCAAAATTAGTGAACTTGGCATAGCAGCTTTGCCAGTAAGATTTTTGTGGGTTACCAAACAGCAGAATGTTCTCGGTGCCGACGGCCGAGAGGTTAAGGAGTCCGCCTCCCATTATGCTAGTGTAACCCAACAGTCTAAGTTTCTCCGCCTTCCGTAGGAACCCAGAAGATGCCGACCATTCAGTTCGAGCAAGGGTTGGGCGTTGGACTGCTGGCGGTGCTAGCGATGGCCATTGCGGCGCTGATTCTGATCCATACCTGGGCGAAGCGGCCAAAGCAAGAGGGGGCAGTGGGTGGTGCGGATGGCGATGCGGGCAGTGTGAGCGATGCTCCGGGCAACGTGCCTCAGCTAGCCGATGCTGATCAACTCGTCAACTACTACATCCTGGCTTCGTACAACACGTGTTGCGAGGGCAACTACGAGGGTGGTAATGTCAGCACAGCGCAAATCCGGAAGGTATTAAAGGAGGGAGCCCGATTTGTGGACTTTGCGGTCTACACAATGCCCGAGAGCTGCACTGGCGACGGCACCCAAAACGAGCCAGCGGTAGCGGGATCGGCGAGTGCTTCGGACTTGTTGATCGGTACCCGGAATTGTCTGCCGCTGATTGATGTGATGCGGGAGGTGGCATCCACAGCCTTTTCGGCAGGACGTGTCCCTAGGCCAACCGAGCCGCTTCTCCTGCACTGCCGTATTCGCACCAAGCAGCCCGAGACTCTCACCCTGCTGGGGCATCTGATCAAGCGAGAGTTTGGCAGTCGCTTGTTGCCGGCGGGCAAGTTTGGCGGCAACGCCACTCACGGCCCTGCTACCACTTCCATCCTCTCCACCCCTCTTGCAGAACTTCGGGGCAAGTGCATTGTTATTCTGGAAGCCCCGGACCGGAGTTGGACCGACAACATGGCGTTGTCCAGTGTGGTTAACATTGCTCAGGGAGCCGGTGAGCCCTTTTTCGTGTCAACTTCAGCGCCAATCCTGCGGGCATCGGCAACACCGGGCCAGATGCGAGAGCAGAACATGCAGCAGTTGACGCTGGTGACTCCGACTACCGACACTGGCGGGGGACCCTTGTCGTTCCCGATTGGACCAGCACTCTGGATTGGCTGTCAGTTGCCGGCGGTGGCGTTCCAGGTGGAAGACGAAAACAAGCGGGCCGCTCTGGACTACTTTAAGTCGAAGAACAGCGGCTTTGTGCTCAAGCCGGTGCAGTTGCAGCAAAAGATCATCAAGATGCCCCATCCCAAGGCGCAGGATCCAAATCTATCATACGCCCTTCGGACCAAGACAGCCCCCTACTTCAAGTTCCATGTCTAAGCGGCTTTGGGCTAAATAATCGTGCTAAACAACAGAATGCCTCGACCACCTTATGCTAGGTGTCACCAACCTCAAGTCAAGGAGGCTGTTGACATGATTGAGCGGCGCCAGGGTCTGGAGATGATGCGGAACGATGTGGTCATCGACATGATGCGGATTGTTGAAAGGTTCATCCGAGACCGCCGGCTTATCTGTTACGGCGGTACCGCCATCAACAACATTCTCCCGCGGGCAATGCAATTCTACGACACCACCTTGGAGCTGCCCGACTATGACTTCTTCTCACCAAACCCGGTGAAGGACGCCAAGGATCTGGCCAACATCTATGCTCGCAAAGGATATACCGACGTGGTGGCCTCGGCCGGGGTCCACGGCGGCACCTTCAAGGTGCACGTCAACTATGTGCCGGTGGCTGACATTACGTATTTGGATCCTAAGCTGTACAATGTTCTCAAGGACCACACCATCATTCGAGACGGCATCCATTACACACCCCCAGTTTACCTCAAAATGCTGATGCACCTAGAGTTGTCGCGTCCGGATGGCGATGTGTCGCGGTGGGACAAGGTGGCCAATCGGCTGGCGCTGCTCGACGAGGCTTATCCTATGCGGGAGCCCGGCTGCACAAAGCGTGTCCGTGAGCAACTTGTGCGCGACCGCCAGGCCTACACCGATCGGTTTCCGGGGATCATTGGCGATCTGCGGGATTTCATCGCACGACAACGAGTGGTATTTGCAGGTGCGTTTGCTGTGGACGAGATCAACTACAAATTGCACCGCCGTCATGAGCCTGAGATTGTTCCGATGACTTCCGTGGTCGCCATCTCGACCGAGGCTAAGCGGGTGGCCCAGGATGTTAAGAAGAAGCTGGAGTCGGACCGCTACAAGGCCCGGATCGAAGAGCACGAAGAGGTGGGCGAGGTCATTGCCAAGCACTGGTCGGTGCACATCAATGAACAGGTGGTGGCCATTATCTTCGAGGCACTCGAGTGCCACGCCATGAACCCCATCTCCATCAACGACCGGGACTACCGGATTGCCACCATTGACACCATGCTTACTCTCTATCTGCCATTCATCTTTGTCCCAACTCCGCTCTTCTCGCGGGAGATGATCGTCTGTCTTTGCAACGATCTGTCGTCGTTGGCGCAAGAGTGTGGAGTGGATGCCCGGGGTCCATTGGCCCGGTTTGACCGGCCGTGCTACGGCGAACAGACCACGCTCGCTGATATCCGCCGCAAAAAGAGTCAGCGGTTCAAGCGACTCCAGGGCAAGAACGACAAGAAGTCAAAGGATGAGCGGACCTACTACTTTTTGCGGTACGAACCTGGTGTCAACCGGCAGGCCAAGGTGGCGTTGGAGAAGAAGGCGAAGGCAGATGCGCCAGAGCCGGAGGAGCCGCGGTTGGAGACACCGGCAGCAAGGACAGGGAAGGGTCGGTCAACTCGGCGGCGTGGACGGCGCACCCGGCGCAAGTCGCACAAGAAGCGGGGGCGTAGCACCCAGCGAAAGTGAATGCAAGAGGAGGAGAGGGGTGATCAGATTGGGGGTTGTCAACTTAGGAGATCGATGACGTCATAGATGACGTCATCATCTGCACGTATGGGCGGCTCAGAGCCGCCTGCGGCGGCAACTATCGGGGGCGACCCCCAATCCAAGGGGGTCAAAGGGGGCGCCTGGGATGGGTTTCTGGGGGGGCGGAGCCCCCGATAAGCCTCCTTCACTGGTTAAGCTTGTCCAGCAACATAAAACCCCCAGCAACCAAGGCTGCCTTAATCGCCACCATGATCCACACATTGCCAGTTGCTGATGGAATGAAACGCTTCAGCAAACCCTCAACGAACGGCGAAAGGACAATAATAGTGATGACAAAGAGCGCAATCGGAAAGGCGTATTCGTCGAGGGCACTCCGATGAGGCGGCGGCACCGCTGGCGGAGCGTGCACTGAATGGCCGTAGGCTCCAGGCGGAAGTGGAGCTGGAAAGGCAACCCCAGGCACGGCCGCCGGCGTCGCCTGCACATCGATCCGAGGCGCCTGTGGGGCACCCATGTCGCCCCCCGCAAGTGTAGCCCCTGGATTGTTCATTAGCTGCTGTTCAATGAGCTCAACATCAGCAGGCTTGGTGGAAGGCGCCATAGCGCCCGAACCCCCACCGCCACCACCTAGCTGACCGATTGGAGTTGACATCCCGTTGCCTAGACCGAGCCAGTATTTTCCAGTTGGTTACACGCAATTTGCCTCCCACCGCACCACGCAGCATCTCAGGCCGTTGGAATGATTGCCTTCTTGACATCGGCACCACTGCACGGAGTTGAGTTAAGACGCACCCGCAGACACCCAGCTCCGTGCCGCCACACCTTCCTTTCCACCTCTTGCAGATCCGGCGCCACCAGCCTACGGCACATGACTCCTTTGCACGGCTCTCTCAGCAGTGTGGCCAACCCCAAACCAATGACAAAAGCCATCATCATCCGCACCTCAGGGCGCTTAACTGCGTGGATGAGGGTGTTCATTGGTCTAATTGAGGAAAACTCCTTCTTGAACTATATCAGCAGCACCACAAATGGATCAGCAACAATTTGTGGGCACCGTACGACAGTGGATAACGTGTGACGCCGAGTTAGCCAAGCTCCAGCGGCAAGCGCGCGAACTCAGGGCGCGCAAGAAGGAGTTAGGTGCGGTGGTAATCCGCGAGTTGGAGGAGAAGAACCTGCAAGGGTTGGATACGGGGACGGCTCAACTCAGGGTGGCCACCACCCGCCGGAAGCAGCCACTCACCAAGAAGTATCTCGAGGGCAAGTTGGCAGAGATGTTTGGCAAGGGCACCGATGCCTACAAGACTGCCGAGGAGGCTATTATCAACTCACGACCAGTCAAGGAACAAAAGGAACTCAAGGCCAGGAAGACCAAAGCTTAAGTAATAGTAGATGTCAGCTACCCAGGTACAACGAAATCTGGCCAGCGCCACCCCCGAGTTGATGGCATTTCTCCGTGAGTTGACAACCCCTCAAATCCCAATTCCAGCCCCACGCCCCCAGACTATCGTGTCAACTCCAGCCGCAGCCGAAACGGGAACTTGGCAGGAGCGTTGGATCCACGACCACCGCACCACATCCTCTCCCCCTCTTGCAGTTTTGGTTTTACATCCGCGGGTGCCCGCAATTAAAATAATTCGGGATGAAGAACGCGGACAATGGGTGTTGCCCCCAGTGTCTCCGAAGCTAGACCCCGACACTTTGGTCAGTGTCAACTCGCAGGTCTATAAGGTGGAGGTGGATGCACCCCCAATCACGCCAACCGATATATCGTTGGCAACGGAAACGTGGGTGTCGATGGAGGCGACCGAGAGTGCCTGGGGAATGCCGATTGCCGAACCGGTTCGTCATGTGCTGGCTGCGCTGAGGGAAAGCCCGGTCGTTCCGACGTGGCAGACGCGGTATGCGGTGGTGCCTCGCAGTCGGTTGGCAAAGCGAGTGGTGTTGGGGCCTTTCACAGGTCGTTATGAGGACTGGAAGTTTGCCGAGGCAGCGGCCAAAGATATGCAAGAGGAGGGCTATGTAGTGGAGATGGTTGAGGACGTGGAGACTGGGGATGCGGATGCCTTGGATTTCATGGGCACAAACTTGCCATCAACTCGCCGGCCGATGATGCGTGCGGGCTTGGCGCCAAAGTAGATGTCTTCGGTGTCGTAGACGATGTTGTTTTGGTCTACATAGTACACAATTCCTTCGTCTTTAAAGTTGTCAACAACCACGGATACCCATTCTTGGTTGTCGGCTGGTTCCGCTGCGGCAATTGCGTCAACTGCGGTGGTTTTTTGTTCAGTCTCGGGTGTGGGTTCGGGCTCGGACATCTGGCGCTGCACAAGAGATTGTCTCCAACACAATGTCGTTGTCGAATCTCAATTTGTGGGCGAGAGCAGGGCGTTGGTCCAAATGAGGCTGATGACGATGATGACGTATTGGAACCATCGCAGCCACTGGGCTAGGGTTATGCGGGCGGTTTCTCCTTCGGCTGGCGGAGGAGTGGGCGGAAGGGAGGTGTCGGAGTAGAGTATGGCGAGCATGGGGAGCACGACGGCAAGCACGGCAAAGGCGATGGGAGTTGAGAGTTCGGCGATGGCAGCGGGAAGCGCAATGCCTACCACGATGATGGCAAATAGCACAAACGCTTGGACCCGGACTTCTGGTTGTACAGCCATGGCGGACGAATGGGTCTATGAAGGCTAGGGATTAGTTTTTGAACTGGGGAAGGAGCACGGAGAGGGCGGGGGAGGCCGTGTTCCATGTCGCACTCGAAACAGACTTAGAGCCAACACACGAGGGGATAGTGGTGGGCCCGAACAGTCTCAGCTCGTGGCACACTCCCATTGCACATTTGTCCATCCCTTTCCCTCTTACA